AGTTCTTTTTCAAAATTCATGTTAAGAAACTCTATTCCTTACAAGGACCATTATACCGCAAGGAAAATACTAATCTTATCAGGTGCACCATCAGAAGTGGTATCTAAGCCATATATCTGACGTTCAAGGGCAATGGTCCTAGTTAATATAGTACTAATTTTCTCAAGCACTTTAGTTCGTTCTGCTATCCCATCCTGAAACTGTAATTGTTTCATAAGAATTACAGTAAGTTCCCGGATTACAGATAATTGCTGTTTATGATTTTTATTGACACTTGTGGAAGTTTCTACCTCTCTAGGTTTAACATCTGCCCAAGGAGATCCTCTATCCTCCCATTTCTCTTCTTTAGCGGCAAGTAGAATAGCAGATAGAGGTATGTTATTATCAGCGGCGGCTTGTCCTAAAGAACCAACACCCGTTGACCATACCTCTTTTATAATTTCCCACTGAACTTCTGGGTGTTTTTCTACTATAGACATATCATACCATCGTAAAGACTATTAGTGATTCTTATAAATCAATCACATCACCGTAAAGATTTGGACGGGGCGACCCCAATGGAACTAAACAATGCCAGGAGAAGTTGTCAAAGGGATCACGCCCCTGTTTAGCTTTTATTATAACACATGAAACTAGTCGTTGTCAAGTTTTTTACTACAAACGTAAAATCTGTTTATCAAGTGAACTCGTTGCCGATGGCAAATTTTTAAAGGAAGCGCACGCGTGAGACAAAGGCGAATGTGAAATATGTGAATGGACTACGGACATAAGCTATCGGTAGAGCGACAAGCGTAATATAATAACTGTAATATGGCAAGTAGAATATGACAAGCAGAATATGATAACTGTAGTTGATTATGAACGAGTGAGCATTCGAAATCGGAAACGGGAGGATTTATAATAGAAACCCGGCCACCTGATGCGCGCATGCGGCGCGCAGATATACACCAGTGCACGCAAAGGGGGGGCAAAAAGGGCGGCTCTCGCCCGAAAAGGAGTTCGACGTCCGTGCGACAGAAACGGGCAAAACGAAGCCAACAACAGCCCGCTTTGGGCAACCACAAAACGCCGCCAACAACGGCAGGAGGACACACCATGGAAACAACAGCAACAACAACCACCACAGTCGAGAACGCAACACAGATCCACACGCTCACTTGCAACGTCTGCGGTCAGAAAGTCGTCGTCCCAACGGGAGCGAAGAACGTGACGTGTTCGTGTTGTCACCAGACGCTTGAAGTCAGGCTGTTCCCGAAACTGGAACAGTACGTCCGAGGTTTGGGCGTGACCGAAGGTGGGAACGACACGTTGGACATTGACGACCAAGTGGCGATTTTCCTGAGAGGCGCAAGCGTTGAAGATTGCTACGGGCTTGTGACGGAAGCGTTGAAGAAACTTCCAGTGAACAGGTGGTTTGGACGCAAGATGAAGAGGGATTTTGAAAGGTTCACTGGTGGTTTGGACGTGTTCTTTCATGCCAAATACGAACACCTGAACGTGGGCATGCAAAGAATGAACCTTGGAAACGTCCTGCGTGGTGCTTACAAACGTACAGCAAAATAAGAACGCAGAAAATCGAATGGGGGCTTCGGCCCCCAAGGAGAAAATCATGTACAAATTTGCACAGACCGTGACAACACAAGCAGAAAAATACGACGAGCACGTGAAATCGGAAATCGTCAAGGGTGTCTTGATCGCCGCCGTGGTGATTTTAATTTTTGCAATCGGCTACGAATTCGGGAGAATGTAGAATGACGTCAAGAGAAATAACGAAATTGGTTTGGCAACTTAAAGAAATGGGTTTTACAAACTCAGAAATCCACTACATCATAAAAGGAGAGCTATGAACAAAAAAGAAATCATGGAAAGAATCATACAAGCAACTTGGGAAATGTACCACGAAGGTGGAAAAGAAATATTGATGTGTGAAGATGCAACGGACGAAGAAATAAACGCCGCCTTTAAAGAATTAGAAAAAATAACAGGAGAATTGTAAATGTTAGCAATAACAACGTACTGTAGCAAAGATGATGGGATGTTGTTTATCTCAGAAAAGGAAACCCTTAAAGAAGTTCTTGAGGATTTACTCAACGAACTCAACAGAACAGAACCATGGTGTAAATTGGTGTGGATCGACAAAGACGAATCCGACAGTGGAGAAGAGGGTCCAGCCATCGTTTCTATGGGTTGGACTCCTGATTGTCATAGTGGTACAAAGTGGGTACACTGGATTCAATGGAGCTTTGTTAATTCAAAAGGATGGGCACAAGATGCCGTACAATGGTAAGGAGAAAAAGAATGAATAAGACACTTTACGTTCTCTCTGCAGAGAGACCACAATGGTATGACAGAGGATCTTGGTTTACTCACAAGGTTGTAGCCATAAGCCATAATAAAGAGTCGTTGAAGGAGATCGCAACCAACGATGCATTTAAAATAGATGACCCGCTTGAGGAATGGGAAGACGATGGCGAAGTTTGTTATACCTGCTCTGATTCTGGGGAAAACAAGTGGGTTATCACAAAAATAGGAGAAAAAGAATGAATAACGACAATTATGTAAAAGTGTTTCGTGCAATGCTGGAAGTCCATCTTGAAGAATCAATAAAGTTGGGCAATACCGACAAGAGATTTGCAGATCCTGAATATCAGCTAAAAAGGTTTTTGGCCTTTGGTGATGTAAAATGGATGCATGAGCTTATGTTAAAGGACCTCATAGAAATGGCATTATGTGGTGATTTTCCTGATTTTTCTGGAGATATGACAGAAGAAGATATAAATAATCACATAGTCAGCTCAAATTTTGAATGGGACCTTGAAGATATTCATAAATCTCTTCATGAATACTTTGGAATACCTTTATAAAACAGGAGGAAACATTGAAAAAGTTAAAAGAAAAATATATTAAGTTCTTGAATGAATTGATGGAGAACAGTGAAATTGAAATACCACCTGGGATCCCCAAATTAAAGGAAAAATTTGGATTAAATTGGGACGAAGCTACTGAAATCTATCTCCAATTTTTGTGGTCAAAAGGATATAGACCACATAACGATTCACATCGCTAATTATAAAACAGGATGAGCCTCTTTATATAACGATACTTGACAGGAGGCTCTCCCTGTGTTATAATGTAGGTAAGAGGGCGGTGTGCGCTCTCTTCCTTTAACCGGGCGACGGCCCTAAATTAAGGTCCAAGGAGGACACAATGGATTCAAAATATGTAGCAGAAAATCTTGACAAAATGGTTGAGATCGACGACAACGGCCAGGGACAAATCATCGGCTATCTCAAAGGGTGGGTAGAGGTTGAATTGCCAGATGGCGAAATCAAAAAGTATAGGGCAAAGCAGTTGACACTTTTACCCGACCAAGAAAAACCCGATACAGGATTGAAGGAGGGTGAGAATGTCCCTTTCGACAACTCCTTGTCAGAACCTGGGGAATCTTTTGAGGTCCAATGCCCCGTTTGTGAAAACACTTGGCATACGGTAAAGCAGGAGAATTACAAATGTAAGAAATGCTATCACATGTTCAGGGTCAGGCTTCATCCTAACAAAGACAATTATATCATTGGGCTTTCGACCACGGAATCAGGACGTGACACAATGGATATCAATGATGATGTTGCTGGTCATTTGAGAGGCCTCCCGGTGGAAGACGTCTACGATAAAGTATCTCTTGAACTTTGTGAAATGGACCAGAAACATTGGTTTAGCAAAGCGAATGCAAAGGCCTGGAAGGATTTCGATAAAAAGGACGAAAGGGACGATTGCTATGAGAAGCTTTTGACGTTCCTTTGGAAGAAGTATTCGCACTTAAATCTCGGAATGCAGAGAATGAACCTCGGAAACCTGCTCAGGGGTGCGATAAATAGGAGTGGCGATACTTCAAAAGACGAGGAGGCTGACAAAGAGTAGATTGTGAAGGACGTGAATAGACCACGGCGGCCATGGATGAATCAGGCGTAAGAGGAATCTGTGGCCGTGCATGCTTGTTGCAAACGTTCGTGTAGTTTATGAATGGGTTGTGATAGGCGTGTGCTTCACTGAGTCTGTTAGGTGCGTATAGAACCCCACGATGCATGACCCCTTCACGGAGTTACGGAATCCACTATAGGAACGTGGACTAGAGCGAGTGGCTTTGTAACATCAAGCCACTCTATCTGGTCTGAGGCTCTTTAAGACACTTTATCTTCCCCCGGACGCCGGGGAATAAAAAAGAAAGGAACCTACAGAAAGAATGAGAGAGAATCGATGATCATCACTTCTTAGTGTAAGTGTTGTCATCATATAATGGATTGTGAAGCCTGTGGTAGTGTGTAAACCCCCTATAATGAAAACTCGGCAATATCCACAGGGTCGCCCCCTGGAACACGGCCATCACATCGACAACAATCCACTAAGGAGCCTAGCTCTACAAACTTATAACAATGGACCACCAATCACCTCAAAGGAGGGCACAATAGTGAAGACATTTTTAAAGCTAAAGATCAGGCGGAGTATTTTAATTTACCTCAACAACATGGATGAATGGGAAGAACCCCGATACGGTTGGAGTGCCAGTATTCATTCGGATTTTATCAGTTGTATAAATCTTTTGATCACTGACATTCATATACATTGCATTGTATTTGATATCGATATTGAAAGTTTTGGGTTAGGCGCATCGCCTATAAAAGTTGATCTCCACCACAGCGGCGGAATCAAAACATTTAAAGTACTTGCCAATATCGGGATTGAAGACAACCATTATACCGAGATTTGGGCAGTACACGAAGATCGATTATCTTAATCACTAGTTGACTTGATCAACGAATTTAAGGAGGACACAATGAAAATGCACAAACAACGAATTTCTGGTACTTTTAATGGAGATTCAAAAGCCGTGGATGAAAGACGTAAATTGGAGTTAGGAAAAGAAGATACAATGCTTCTTACTAAACAAGAAATGAAGACATTTAATAGATTTGGCTACATCTCATTAAGATGTCGGAAATGGAGATTCATCGCAGAATCATCCTAGGAGGACACGTGACAATTTTATTAACAATCACTATGGAAGATTTGGAGTTATGTGATATTGCTACTATGCTAGATAAACTGATGGGTAAAATATATAAAACCGCTATGATTCAGTATGGGAATTGGGTATGTGTCGTTTATCAAGGTGATCATATTCCTACATCAGATGAAATCTTAGACTTTTATAAAAATCAATCATTTCTATTAGGAGAAACAATATGAAGTGCTTAAAGTGTGGTGGTATCCTTACTCTTAAAGTTTATTCTGATTTCGGGGTGGGGGAAGATGATGATGGTTTCACGTATATCTGGTCGGAATCAAGAGAAGTTACAACTGAGTGCAGTGAATGTGGCAAAGAGGCCACTGAGGAACAGCACCGACAAATTTTAAACGCCTATTATGATAAATAGGGAGGACGCAATGGACGCAAAAATCAAAGAATTCCTTAAATGGAAGAATGATCTTGGATATGCCCACGAAGATGTAGACTTTGAGTTTATGTTAAAGAAGCTATTCAGGCTACCCCTCAAAATTTGCACCATCTCTTCAAGGATTGCAGATGAAAGAATAGATCACGTGATAGAAACCACATGGTCTATTACATGCCGCTCCCGTATGGAAGCATTATGGATCATAGAAGATAGCATATGGGAACAATACTGTGTGTTATGGGAAGAGAATTTAGAATACTTCGATGATTATGAGAATAGTGTTCCTGTCCCACCTTTCATGGGTTGGTGGATAGACGGTTTCAATCAGGATTGAGTCTTATATTCAGATTGGGAAGGCATGGAATACGCTATAACAGAAACTGTCCTACAATAGGACCTAGTTGACTTGATTAACGGATTATCCTACAATAGGAGGATACATTGACAAGAGAAGAAGTTGTGGAATGGTTAGGTGAACTAGAGAATATAACAATGGACCCTGACCCGGAGTTAGCAAACGTTATCTCTATCTTAAGTTCAGATTTAACGGATGACCAAATTTATCAACTGGAACAGCACATCATAAACTTTACCTAAGGAGGACACAATGTTCGAATTTCAACAACATAGAATTAAACCCTTTTATATTCCCCCAAGAATGGAGGAAGATATTTTACGTTACATCAAAGAAGGTATTAAGCCGGGGGAATTTTTGGGTGCAGTGATCAAGAATGATCTTAAATCTGCCGTGTGGCATGCGGATGATGAAAATATGGGAAACCTTCCCGCATATGTGGCTTTCTTTTATAATTTTGCACCTGGGGGGTGTTGGGGTTCAAAGAAGAATTATGAGGAATGGAAAGGTTTCCCAGAATTCAAAACCGATAAATTTGGGTGTTAATATGGATTTTATTATCACATCTATGAACAGGAGGTAGTGGGATGATTATCATATCAACGCATTGTAAAAAGAGGGATGGGATGTTATACATTTCTCAACGTTTCGACGTAAAAATGGCTATGGTAGAAATGGTTGCCCATTTAAACAAAGACCAAGAGCACGTAAAGTTGGACTTCGTGTTCAATGAGATAAATGGCAATAAACAGTGGGCCATCGTACCCTTGGATTTTACCCCGGATGACGTAAGGCTTGTTCAATGGATTGAATGGGATTACGTGGAAAATGAGGGCTTTGCTCAAGGAGCAGTTCAATGGTAAGGAATCTTGAAGAAAAATAAAAAAGGATACAAAATGAATGAAGAATGGAAAATTGAGGGGACAAGAAAAATATTTGTTGCCTGGGTTAATTCTGATTTAACAGAGGGGAAAGGGTATCGAATTCCGCTTTTTATTTGTATGTCACGAACAACAGCAATCAGACTTGGGAAAGGAAGAAATGTTCTTTGGTCCGATGCCTTTATAGAAGAGGATAAGATCTTTAAAATAGGCGGAAAGTGGTATGGACCATGCCTTATTGAACACCCATCAAGGGAAGATATTGAAATAGATGAAATATCTAAAAGAAAGGAGGAAATAGTAGCAAAAGCAAAAAAAGCCGGTTTAACTGAGGATGATTTAAAGATCATAGCTTCATAAATAAGAGGGTACAGAATGACTTTTTTAATCCCTATACGTTATAAAATCGATTGGATACTTCACATTACTGAAATCGATTACCAACCAATTGAAAAGGCCGATGATGTTTATCCCGGCTGTCCAGAAGGAGTGGAACCCACTGATGGTTTTATTCAACTTAATTGCGGTGATAATCCAACTGAAACCCAAGCGAAAATCAACCGTCAATTGAAGGAATCACCAAGGTGGTACAACTTTATAGTTGAAAAATTCTCAGAGGATATTGAGATCGCTATCCTTGAACAAATACAAGAAATGCGGACAATGAACATAGGAGAGGTTGATGCCGAACCGCCGTGGAGGGATTATAGATGGCTAAATTCAAGCGTAAGATGAAAACAGTACGTATCAAGTTCGATGATGAAATGTACATCTTCAAGAATGGATACGCTAAAGTGCCTGGGTGTTTATATAAAGGCAAACCAATGCTAATCTCTTTGAAATACTTTAAGGAGATGGCTCAAAAACATGAGGAGAGGACACAATGTCAGATACCTACACCGATTTAATAAAGGCACTTGCAGGTGGTAAAGAAAACCCTGGTATGGATGGTACTTATACAATCTATCCGGATGGATCAATAGCCACATGCGGTCATGAAATAACTGGACCATTGCTTCCTAGCATGGTTAAATATAACTGCTTTAATGAGCCGGTAGAAATCCATGGCAACAAGGAGGTCAGGAAGATCAGGAGATGCCTGTGGTACCATTATAGACAACATGTTAATGGGATGTTAAAAAATATGTGCTTCCCTAGTTGGAGAAGTTGGGACGATTGATTAAGGAGGACACGATTGAAGCTTATAGATAAAAAGGAATGTTATAGCAACCTTCCTAAAGCTAAATACGGATTTGATGCCTATGGCAATAAAGTGGAAGCCCCTGAGAGTTATTTTATTTTAGAAAAAATGACTCGACTAAAAGAGGAGGATATTCCATTTGATGTTTATGCCGGTTGGCTTGATAATAAATTCAATAAAAGATACCACATTCAAGCCATAAGTGAAGGGAGATGGACAACTTGGGCAAGAAAAACAGGAAAAAACAATGGTTAAATGGTACAAATTCTGGAACCCACAGAGCGGATTAATTGGTGGGATGATATTTGGTACGGTCATAGGATTGATCATAATATTAATTGAGTTCTTATATTAGGAGGAATAATGCCAAAGACATACATAACCTTCGGTCAAGCGCACGTACATAGTGTTAATGGTAAAACCTTTGATAAAGATTGCGTAGCGGCAATCGAGTGTACAGATGAAAAGGACGGTAGGGATAAGGCAATGGAAATCTTTAATGGAATATTCCACCAGAGCTACTATGAAGATCAACTAACATCAGAAATCATGGCATATTATCCAAGGGGGATAATCAACGTGGATTAAGGAGAAATACTAATGTCGAAAGCCCTAGAAAAGATAAAAGAGTTCAAGAGGAAGTTGCTTAGTAAAATGTTAGCAGAATGCACAGACAAGCAACAAAACTTCTTCATGAGACTTTACCCCAAGGGTGTACCGGATCACAAGATAAGAGAAGCTATCTTACTGGTAGAAAGAACCCTTGATAAAAACAAGAGGACACGTTATGCCAATAAAGTATGAAATTACCTTCGATATACCGAAGGCCATTGCACAAGCCGCTAATCAATGGAAGACAACAACCAATGCGTTGACAATGATAGCACCCCTGCTTAATAAATATGATCCAATAGGGTTCCTATGGGCGGGTGGTAATGTTGATGAATATATAACAAGACACAAATGGAAGAGGGCCTACAATTCTTATGTTAATGGGTATGATCTTTCTTTAGATTTTTATCTTGCCCCTGAGGATTCTCTTAAATCCTTTGAGTTCTTGATTGGGTTATTTGAGAATGATGAGGATTTTGAGTTCAATATGAATAAAGATTTTACGGATAAGAGAACATTTAGGTTTAAGCATTTGCCTAGTAAAATCGAAAGTGGTTATGGATGGGACACTTACATTTATATCACAATCAATCTTCATTTCAAGAGGTCATATTACTGCAAGACCGTGGGTACAGGAAAATTTATAGAAGAGACGAAGACTGTTTGTTATTGATGCAGTAAATATTAACCGAAGGCTTCGGCCCCCAGATAGGAGAACATATGATTATAACAGGACATGACGATATGACAGGTGAGCATTTTACTCTTAAAACCGAGCATAAGTTCGGGATTAAAGGTATTTGTAAAGCTCTACAGGATAAGGATATGGAATATCCTAAAATTAAATAGAAACCGGTATATTACACTATGACTTCTAAAAATGATACAACTATGGCGTATGTCATTAAAGATACGGGTTGTGGTATGAGTAATAATGTTTATATTACAGGAATAGCCTACGATGCTTAAGGAGGAATACATTGGTACAGAATAAAAATGAAATAGTATGTGAATGTGGTGAAGTTACATATATAACCGATGATGAAGTACTTTCGTTTGCGATAACCGAATGCCCAGATTGTGGGGCAGATATTGAACATGATGATTCTCTTTATGATGCCATCATGGAGCGAAGGGAACTTAGTAAAACCATATACCAAGAGGGTTTATAATGCCGGTAGTATCACCTGCCTATGGGCGAGATTACAAAAGTGCTAATGATGCTAAGGAAGATTGGGATAACGGTAAAGATTTTGTATCCCAAGGCGTCATGGAAAGGGGTAGATATTGTTCAACTAGGGACTTTCCAGTTGGTACAATAGTTGAAATCCGTTACAAAAAAATGACTCAACTGGTCGTCGTGCGTAATAAAAAGAGTTAGAGTTATTTGTAATTCGAGACTTGACAGCCGATGCTCCATGTGTTTTAATGTAAGGACGTCGGCTGTTGTAGTATCACAACATTCACATCAGGAGGGCACATGTTAAATTACCTTATCTATGCCGTAGTTTTTTTATTATTAGCAGTTGCAACATTCCGAGAACAGGTGTTTATGTTCATATGGAATATACTCAGTTTTAAAAATGCTGGTATATATACAAGTAGTTCAAATTTGTCCTGCGTTCGTTGGATAAGTTTTCCTTTTAAATTCCGTCTTTCTATGGAAGAAACCTTACTTAGAACAACATTTGCAATCAAACGATGGTAGACCTCGGCTTGTCGCTCTGGCCTGAGGCTCGATGCCGGGAGCAGGTCGCCGCGGCATCGCCGTGGCTCTCCGTCGTGCGCTCGTACGGCGGCGGCTATATCGGCCCGATAAGCGGGCCGGAGCGACAGGGAGCGCATCTCTAAATATTAACCAATTAAAGGAGTATAAATGAAATTAATTAATATTATATCAAACAATCTTTCTGATAGTTGGTTTCAACTTTTATATTCTATCCTTGATAATGGTAGAGAATTTACTATTGATAAAGGAAGTTATGCAGGTCAGAAAAGACTTGAGTTTGACTATGTCACTATTGAAATAGATCAACCATTTCTTAGGGATTCTCAAGGTTGGCCGCTTATACCCATTATGCCTGATGGGTGTAATATTCCTGCGCCCACTACAATTGAGTGTATATCTGATTATGCCAATTATATCTTGACTCCTTATAAAGAACCAGGTGAGCAATATACTTACGGCGAAAGGATTTTCTCCCAAGTTCCTAAGATTATAGATACTTATAAAAGATTCGGTCACCGTAACAATCAGATGGTATTACAAATAGCTCAAATAGATGATTTAGGATTGTCTGATCCCCCCTGTTTACGACACATAGATACACGGATACAAGATGGTAAACTTCATTTTTTTATTTATTTCCGTAGTTGGGATCTATGGGGCGGTTATCCTTCAAACTTGGCCGGTTTATCAATGCTCCAGGAACATATGGCCAGTGAGATAGGGGTTGAACCAGGGGAATTCATCTGTAGTTCTAAAGGTCTTCATCTCTATGATTATGTCGTAGATTTCGCAAAAATTCGTTGCATGAAATAGGAGAAACAATGGCACCAACAGCAGATATCCCAACAGAAATAATAAAAAAGTTTGCGGCCTTATACCAAAGTAATAGAATATCATATGGAAATTGGACTCCGAAGAATGGAAAGATGTTCACCACTAAGGAGGAATATACAGATAAGAACATAAAAAATCATCTTTCAGGTATAATGGGCCTTGGATTGGTGGCCATAAACGATGATAATAAATGTTGGTGGGGGGCCATTGACATAGATAATCATTCAGGGGAAGAAATAAACATAAATAAGATAGCAAAAGCTATACATGACAAAGGTTTACCATTAATTGTATGTAAATCAAAATCAGGTGGCGCACATTGTTATCTATTTGGATCCGAGCCTCTACCTGCTCATTTTGTAAGATCGATATTAAATAAATGGGCAACTGATCTGGGATTCCAGGGATCTGAGGTTTTTCCAAAACAATCAAGGTTGGTAAAAAAGCAATTAGGAAACTGGATAAATTTACCCTACTTTAAGAGCGAACAAAGATTGGCACATGAATTTGATAAAGGAGATATCAAGACACTTTCCTTAACTGAATTTATGGATAAGGCCATGATAAGTCGGGTCGATCAATCGCTCTTAGAAGATTTTATGTTAGTTGAACACAGGGAAGCCCCACCCTGTATACAACAAATGATGAAAAACGGGGTAGATTCCGGGCATAGGAACGAAGGCTTGTATAACTTATCAGTTTACCTTAGAAAATCCCACCCTGATGATTACAAAGAACGTGCATTCGACATCAATCAAACAATTTTCGAAAAACCCCTCTCCTTTGCAGAAGCCAAAAAGACAATAAACTCAGTTAGCGGCAATAGAGATTACCGATATAAGTGCCTAGAGGAACCTTGTAGATCATTCTGTGATTCTGAGGTATGTTTAAAACGAGAATACGGGATAACCAGTGATGAAGTCGGCTTTCTATCGAGAGCGGACATGCCTGAGATTACTGGTTTAAAGATATATGATATGGAACCCCCTATCTGGGAAATGAAACTCAATGGCACTACAGTAGCAATAACTACCTCACAGTTTTATAACTTTCAGGAATTTGCCAAGGTGGTAATGGAGAAGTTGTTAATAGTTGTCCCGCCGATGAAAAATAAGGATTGGATTAACGTTCTTGCAGGGTTGATGTCAGTAGCCGAAAGGGTGGAAACACCTGAGGACGCCAGTACACCAGGTATCATAAAGGAGAAGCTCAGGGAATTTATCTACAAGGCTGATCTAAAGAGCAATGGCAGGGATGTGAATGATCGTGCAATGATCCGAAGAGGGATGCCAGTTGTACAGGAGGTAGGAGTTGGTGGTATTGCAGGTAGACACGTAGTATTCCGTGGTGGGGATTTCGTTGCCTTTCTAAAACGTACCAGATCTGAGGAATTAAAAGGTTCCATGTTATGGAATGCCTTGCGTACATTCGGGGTAACGCATACACGTCTAAGGGTAGAAGGAAGAGTGGCGGCGGTATGGGTAGTTCCAGTAGATGAACATGGTAGAACAAAACTTGATCCTGATTATAATGACGAGAAACCTCCGGAAAAGCAGAAGGAGGAAAAAGGATTTCAATTTAAATCAGAGTTCTAATATGGAATTAACACCAGAACAACAAAAACATCTAGATTCTATTAGATGGTTAATAAATGGTCCAAGAGCAAGCGGAAAAACAACTGTTCTCGCAATAGCTCTACTGGAGAAGGCTGAAATTGAGTCAGATATGAAGGTCTCCATTTTTGATCATGATGGTACTATTCTTGGTAAAAAATATATGATAAGGGCAATAGCAGAGATAGCCCATCAAGTAGGATTAGGGGATAGGCTTGAAATAATACAAAAAGATTTTGCTATACGTATTCGTAGTAAAAAAGAATCTGATAAAAAGGAAAGAAAAATGTTATGATAGCAAATATTAATGGAAGTGGAGGAACTATTACAATATATTGGGTAGATGATTGTTATGATGGAACTGCCGGATCTTCTTATATAGATGATGATATTATAAGTGATCTATCCAAGTGGAAACATGAATTTTGGAATTATTTAAAAGATCTATTTAAACATATATACCCTCCAATTAAAAAGATCTATGTACCACCAATGATAAGAGCAATGTATTATAGAAGAATTCTTTTCAATAAAAGCGGTTATTTACCGTGGCGTATTCGTAGTAAGAAAAAATCTTCACTACCAACAGATACTTGACAGGGAGCGTCGGCTGTGGTATACTGCGGGTAGGCCATGACGCTACATAACGAAATTAAAAAAGGATTAAGAACATGAAAGAATTACAAGAAAAAATAGAAGATATGATGCTAAAAGGAATTACCGAAGAAAAAGATGTAACAAAAAGGATGTTATTGGTCAGCGAGTACCGTGAATTTATCCAGGCTTGTCTAATGAAAGTTTCCATTATCAAAGAAGAATCTTCATCAACAGATACTTGAAACGAAATTCCCGCCCCTTGTTAGCTTTACCGGGCACATAAGTCTGGGTGTATTGGACGGTAATCCGGCCTGACCGGAGAGTGGGTTAATCGGGCAGGGGGTGGGATTTTTTAAAGGAGGACACGATGGTACTTTGGAAATGTATGGATTGTGAAGACGTTGAAGAATGGAACAAGGGAGAGGAACCTGCTCATTGTGAATGTGGTGGGGAAATGTATTTAAATGATCCTGTGATCGATAAGATTAATAATATGTCCCATATCGAGATGTGTAGATTGTGGAGATTTGCTCCATCTGGTCATCCTTATTTTGATTCCACCCAACCTTATTATAAAATATTTAGGGCAAGATTATATGATCATTTCGGTGGTTTTACCCCAGAGATAAGTAAAGAAATAGGATTTAAATTGTTTAAATTTGGTAAGAATAATGGCAATTGAAACTCTTAATATACCGGAGGAACACCTAGAACAAGTTATAGAGGTCATCCGCATAGGTCTAAAAACAGTAAAGGTGGACACGGCATGTGGATATGCTTTATTAAAATGGTGTAATGAGGAAGAGTTATACCTAGAAAAAGGAAAAAATAATGATAATAGAAATAACGCCAGAAATCCTTGAAGAAGTTATAAAGGATAGTATGGCAGATCTTGGGGCAATAGCCAAGAAATTGAATAATCTTATATATGGTGATTCCCCCGGCTTAATATCAATAAAGGATATAGAAGGTAAGGGTATATTAACAAATTTCAGGATAGATAAGGATGCTACCCAAGATGAAAAAATGTTAATGTCGGCATTGTCCGCAATATTAGGCAATGATTATGGGTTTAATGCCATACTCGGTCTAGCAGAGACAATGATCAAAAATTCACAGGGGGAAAAGCCACAATGTTCAACCCATTAATACAGGATATACCAGAATCGATAGCGTGTAGACAATGTTTATTTTGTAAACATTGTAAAATAGAAGAAGGTGCCTCGATAACTTCTGGAAAATGTGAGACAGGGAATGTGAATATAAACAGCGATTCCCCTCATGATTGTTGGGAATTTGAACGTAACATGGCTCCCGACAGACCATTCTATTTAATGGATAGAGGAAAGGATATATGTATAGTATGTAAGAATGAATGTAAGCCCGGATTACCTACTTGTAGTAAAGTGAGGATAAATGGTAAATTATATGACCCGATCTGTACAAAATGTATAGTAATCATCGAACGTGTTATGAGGTTGGGTAAATGATAACTATTGATATACATAGGGGTAGATTTCTTATTACATGTCCGCACTTTGATGCAGGAGCGGTAGCTAACTTACCAAATAGGAGATTTAACAAAAAGAAGGGGACTTGGACAGCTCCCCTTATTCGTATGAACATTGAGAATATAATGGGATGGGAAAACAAGATATTAAGTGCCTCTGCCCAGCAATTCTTTAATGAATATAAAAGTAAAAAGGACGAACCAAAAGAACCTTTTCCAACCGGCTATAGTTTCATGGTAAATAAAGATCCTTTTCCATTTCAACTAGACGGGTTGAATAAGGCATGGAGTATGGGTAATTTTGCATTATTCATGGATGCCGGGACAGGGAAAACAAAGGTTGCAGTTGATACGGCTACAGCAAGGTGGATGTTAAATAAAATAAAAAAGGTGGTGGTGATCGCATTAGTGTCCATCAAAAGAAATTGGGTAAAGGAGATAAACAAACACTGCCCAATACCTCATGTATGTCTTCCTTTAAGATCAAATCAAGCGGGGAAGAACGAATTAAAAAGATTTAAAGAGGAAAAACTTTTCCAATGGTTGATAGTGGGTATAGAATCTTTCTCTAATGGCAATGCTTATAATCTTGTTAAAGAGTATATAGATAATAACACTATGTTAATTGTGGACGAAAGTTCTAGAATAAAAAATCATAAAGCAAAGCGTACCGAATTAACCATTAATCTTGGTATGTTGGATCATGCTAAATACAAAATGATCCTTACCGGAACACCAGTTACCCAAGGGGCAGGGGATTTGTTTTCTCAATTTGAGTTCCTTGATCCTAATATCATTGGTATAGGCGATTTCTATTCCTTTCGTAATCGATATTGTGTGATGGGGGGTTATAAAGGCAAGAAGGTTATAGCATATCAAAGATTAGATGAATTGATGAATGCAATATCCCCGTATGTCTTCCAAGTAAGAAAAAGGGATGTATTAAAGGATCTGCCTGATTTCTCCAAGGAAACAAGGATAGTACAGATGTCCATGGAACAAAAATCTCTTTATAAAGAACTTAAAGAAACTATGCGTGTCGAGTATAAGAATAAAAAATTACGAGTCAAGAACATAATGAATCTTATGCAGAGATTCGGTGAGATTACTGGTGGTCATATTTCCTATGAGACAGAAAATCCTAATCCATTGACAAGGAAGAAGAAACCTATTATATACCAGAGGGTACGATTAAATAAATCCCCTAAATTAGAAGAGTTGGTGGCACTTCTTGAAGAGATGCCTATGGATGAACAAATAATCATATGGGCATCTAGAAAAGGTGAAGTAGAATTGATAGTTGAACGGTTAGCAAAGATTTATGGAAAAGAAACCATTGGGCAGATACATGGTGGGATAAAAGCTGAAGTATATCATAAATACGTAACAGAGTTCCAGAAAGGAAATCTTAAATGGATAGTTGGTAACCCTGCAGTCGGTGGCATAGGTCTTGATCTTTTTGCCGCAAGATATATGATTTATTATAGTAGGGATTTCTCTCTTGAAAATTGTATCCAAAGTGAGGCAAGGATAGATAGGATAGGTCAAACCAGGGCGATGACTTATTTTGATCTAGTATGTGAAGGTACGATAGATGAATATGTACTCAAATCTCTGGATGGTAAAAATGATTTCGCAGAAGAAGTAAGGGCCTCATTTGATGATGGGTCACTCATGGATTTAATATAATAAATAAAAGAATGTCATGATTGATATTACTCCTATATTCGTATGGTATGATTTTTGGATAGGTATTTTTTGGAATAGGGATAAAAGCATTATATATTTTTTCCCTATTCCTATGTTTGGTTTTAAAATAGAAGTTAATAGGTACTTTGAAATATACAGTACTTTGATAAATGAAGTGGTTGGCTATTGTACAAATAAAGGATTAAAAGAAACAAGTAAACCTAATCATATTCATAGACCAATATCAAAACGATATTTTAAAAAGATGATTTTAAAAAAATAAAGAAGGATATGATGGATGAAATAAATAAGATGATAGAAAATGCTATGAAAGCAAAGGAAGAAATTATTTCATTTACTAAGGGTAAAAGGAATACATCAGGGCGTATTGACCCCTGCCCTGTTTGTAAAGAAGGACCTCTAGCTTTCTCTGTACATCACAATGGACATGTTCATGCTATATGTGAAACTGGGTGTGTAAATTTTATGGAATAATTTGATATAAGAGAATATCTGATTTGTAGTCCGGAGGTTGACAGGATATGCCTCGGCATGTTATAATGTAAGTACACATGGGGGCACAGGGCCTCACAGCGGATTAACCGCAAAACTCATTATTAAGCCAATTTAGGAGGTTACTAAAATGAGCGAGAACAAAGAAACAGTAGAAGTAGAAGAAACAGAGAAGCCTATGACCAAAAAGCAGATTGCCGCTGAAAAGGCCCAGGCCAAAGAGGATGCCAAGATTCCTGAGGGGACCATGGTAACTTGTGATGATGGTGAAGATCGTGCCGTTATCTATCGTGATACTGCCGTTGAACAAGGTCTCAATCGATACTTTACCGGGGAAAAATGTCGTAATGGTCATATGGTCGAGCGTAAAGTGAAAGGTTACGTATGTACAACCTGCGCACGGCTCCGCCAGAAGGAACGGCATAAAGCCCGTTTGGCCTCTGATTCTGAATACAAGGCCAAGTTCGCCAAGAAACGTGCAGACAAGCACAAGAAACGGTATGCCGAAGACCCTGAGTATCGTGAGAAGGTTCTTGGTCGTGCTAAGGACCGTAGGGCCAAGAAAACCGCAGAAAAAGGTAAGGCCAAGGCTGAGAAGGAAATTACTGACAAAGCCGAAGCTGAAGATACAATGAAAGCTGACGCTAAAGCCAAAGCCGCCAAATAACGTGTCCGGAGGTTTGGGGGTCCTCTTATCAAAAACCCCCACTTAATGCCAACATAGAGTGATCCACTTAAGGAGTGTAAAAATGAATATACCAGAAAATCTTGAGATAGATTTCAAAGATTATGAAAAACTCACCCTGATCGAAGCTGTTGAAGCAATGAATGAGATGCGAAAACAGTTAGATTCCTTCGGCGAAGTAAAATCTTATTACCAAAAAATTTACGATCATCTGAGAATGACCCGTGTCCCAGAAATAATGGATAATGATGCTATTAATACTATAACTTTCGATGACATTGGGCGTGTCACCCTTACCTCTGATATCTATGCCTCCATTCCCACAGAAAGGAAGGATGATGCATGGGATTGGCTCAGGGATAACAATCATGGTGGTATTATAAAAGAAACCATCAATGCAGGTACCCTAAAAGCTACCTTAAAGGTCATTATCAAGAAGGGGGAGCTATTACCCCCTGACCTGTTTAAAGTGACTCCATATAGTCGGGCCTCAATAACAAAGGTAAAGTAATGGGTGAAATGGCAGATTTTGTACTTGATTGTGCAATGGATGAAGATGAACACTATGATAGATTCAAAGATGCCCCATTCAGTGAACAATATGAAGAGGGTATAATAGATGAAAATGGTGTATCTATAGGAAACCCAACCTTTATACCAGAGGAAAAATGACCAGTTATGACAGTTGCGATAATTGTGGATGTACTATAATCATATGTAATCAAACTTGGAGGGATGAAAAAGATGATTTATGCCCTTCCTGTAAGGAGAAAAGAAAATCAATGCAAATGTATATTGGAACAAAAATTATTCATGCACGGCCAATGACTCTTGGCCATTATAACACCCATCGTGGATGGGAAATTCCTAAAGATAAAGACCCAATGAAGGATGGATTCTTGGTGGAATATGGTGACGGTTATCAGTCATGGTCCCCGGCGGAGGCCTTCAAATCCTACCGCCCCACCAATGGTATGAATTTTGGCCTTGCTATTGAAGCGGTTAAAATGGGGCATAAAGTTGAACGTGCCGGTTGGAATGGTAAGGGTATCAATATTTTTCTTGTTGACGAAGCAACAGGGTTTAAAAGAGTTGGCCATGATGGTGAAAATTGTGATGTCAGATTGCAAGAGCATATTGTTATCGACACTACCGGTCTTCAGACTAATAATCCCGATGCCCCTAAAAGCATTATCCCTTGGTTAGCTTCCCAGACTGATATGCTGGCTGATGATTGGGTAATAATATAATCCGATCATATTTTTATGATTCCTGATACAACCGAGCCATTCTAAAAGGAGGTAAAAATATTAAAAAACATCGGTTCCGAACATAGCAGTCAACTTATTAATTAACCTCTGTGTGAGGTTGTGCTCCATGCCCTGTATGACGGGTGTCATGACGTAGAGCACCGGGGAGATCCCCCAACCCATAGATTGTGCCACTTAAGGTACATGGATAAGGTATTAAAAACCTAATAATCTCTTAAAGGAGAATTAGCAATGGCTAAAACAAAAGAAGTAGCAGTAGCATCATTTAATACAAATGAGCAATTACCTGATTACATGAAGCAGGATTCTGACCGTGGCTCTGAAAATGTCGGCATAGAGGATCTTACCATACCCCGGCTTGAGATAGTGCAATCTCTTTCTCCTGCCCGTGACAAAAAGGATCCTAACTATATCACAGGTGCCGAAGAGGGGATGCTGTATAATAATGTAAGTAGGGAACTCTTCACGGAGGGTGTATTCGTAGTACCTGTCATCTTCAAGAAGCAATGGTTAATCTGGAAAGACCGTGATTCAGGTGGTGGATTCAGAGGAGCCTATGACACTCAAGAGGATGCCGGGAACCAGATTGCAAATCTTATGGCGGAAGGCGATGCCGGTCCTTTTGAAGACACTGACACTGCCCAACATCTCTGCTTGATTCTTAGCATGGATGGTGCTAATGTTAAAAAAATCCAAGAAATTGCTATTTCCATGAGTAAATCAAAGATGAAGATTTCTCGCCAATGGAATAGTATGATCAGGATGCTCGGTGGTGATCGTTTCTCCCGTGTATTCCATATCACTGCCGTGGAAGATACCAATGACAAAAATCAGAAGTTTGGTAACTTTCATGTGGTCAATGTTGGCTTTACCCCCAAGGAAGTGTACAAGATTGCAGAGCAACTGTACAATGATATGGCCTCCGGGGTGCGTGAGATGAAGGTTAATCAAGACCAAGATGAAGAAACTGCCCAAGAAGGTAAAGAGGGCAATCCTGAATTTTAGCGGCACCCCTCCTCGCCGCAGGAGTTTGTAGGTTCTCCTAAACAAAACCCTCTGTTAGATTTATAACCCCTTTTCATAGATGTCTGTATTTTACCTAATTTGGTGCGACAGTAGCTAAATAGGTTCAATTTGGTCGGTGGTTCAATTCCACCAATTTAGGGGCCATATAAATTGGAGATAAAAAGAATTGAGGCTATTTGGTAGCTACGTTCCTGTTGGGTTCGAATCCCATCGATTCTTTTTACATAAAATTTCTAACCGGGGATGCTAACTCCGGTGAAAGAAGGGATAACATAGCTGCCATGCATCCTACCCTGGGAAGGCCATGGGAAACTCGATAGACCCTTACGAAGGAAAGTCGATAACTAAACCTGACAGCCGGGAAATAGACCGGAACTCCCCCCTTATCGATTTATGATGATTAGTTTCATTAATTCATGATAAGGGGGAGGGGGTACTTTTATTAACCTTAACCTAAGGATACATCATGGACACGGAAGTTATATACGGAAATCCCGGAACGGGTAAAACGTATAATCTAGTAAAACAAATTGAAAGTCTCCACAAGGATGGATACAAAAGAGAGGACATACAAGTTCTCAGCCACACCAGAGTGGCCGCAAAAGAAATTGCCGATAGAGCCAAAGGAGCCAAGGCAAATACCCTCCATAGCCTAGCCTATAAATACGGCGGGATCATCAAAGAACAGGTTGCATCGACCTCAGAAATCAAGAAATTCTCAGGACAAATAGGTATACCACTTAAAGGTGTAGGGGATGATGGAACTACATCTATTGAGGCGGGTGATGAATATATTAACATAATCACACTGGCATCGAATAAGATGGTTGATCCCCTTAAGTATTATAAAAAGGAGTTGTCCACTGCCGGACACTTTAGTGAATTTAAGTATTTTTATGAATCATACCTCAACTGGAAGAGAACTTATGGTATGGTTGATTTTAATGACATGATATCGATAGCCTGTGATGGGTATATTGATCCAGATTTTAGGGTCCTATTCATTGATGAAGCACAAGATTTATCCCCCCTACAATGGCTTTTTATCGATAAGATGATTGATTCAAAGAAAATAGAAAAGGTGGTGATAACCGGGGACCCGGATCAAGCATTGTTTATATGGGGTGGTGCTGATTCTAAAGGGATGGAAAGATTCGCCGGTAGATATTACTCTAAGGTAATGGAGCTAACTCAATCATATAGGGTACCAAAATTAGCACATCATCTCGGCAGTTCTATAATATCTAAAGTTAAAAACAGATATATAAAAGATTATACACCAACAGATATTGAAGGTGATGTATTGTTTTATAATAGCCCTTTTGTTATGGATTGGAAGAGATATGTTAATCATGATACTTTGATTTTATATCGTACTCATTCCCTCCGTAGAGAAGCCGAAGAGGAACTTATGAGAGCGCATCTTCCATACACGGTTCTTAATGGTAGACCAGGGTGGTGTGATAATAGCATTGCTGATGCCCTGCGTATAATAGACCGTATGAGGAATAACAAGAACTTAATGGTATCGCCTAAGATGATAAGTATCTTGAATAGAGTGGCATCCATTCCAGGTAAGACCCTGTTAGCATATAAAAATTTTGATACATTCTTTAAACATGATCCGGGTCACACCCTCAATATACCGATGGAGAGTAACTACTATTATAGGGACGTAGATCTGTCATCAAAACCGAATATAAAGTTATCCACCATACATGGAGCAAAAGGCATGGAGGCTGAAGTAGTTATAGTGCTTGATGGTATGGTACAAAGGGTAGCCGAAGGTCTTGAAACTAACCCTGATCAGGAACATAGGGTATGGTTCGTGGCAGTAACTCGTACAATAAAGAAGTTGATATGGGTCAATAGCATACAGGTTGAGGGGTATCCAATATGATGTATTGTAATGGATGTAAAAATTTAGACCCTCAGGAAGAAGACCAAACTGATGAAAAAGAACCTCATATGTATAAACTATGGGGTATACGGGTACTTCATTTTGATAAGCATCCTTTAATAATAGTACCTACTAATGGTCCATGTAATCATTATGATATGAGGGAGGGATATGAAAACATCATACTTTGCTAAATATAAAGAAAATGATGGTATAAGCATTGCCATAAGTTCCCCTTATTGGTTTAAAGGTTCATTATATCCTGCCCTATACCCAAAATGGACATTCCTTTCCAGATACCTTAGGAGTAAAAAAACTAAGGAAGATCAAAAGATATATATTAAAGAGTATTATACTCAAGTATTATCAAAATTAGACCCAGAAAGAGTACTTAAAGATTTAGATAACAGGGTGCTATTATGTTGGGAAAAAAAGGGAGACTTCTGCCATAGGAGATTGGTTGCCTATTGGATAGAAGAGTCTATACTAGGGGCGGAGGTACCAGAGATATGAAATCAATACAAGAAAGATATTTAAATGATCCTGTATTTCATAATTTAGTGGTTATGATGGTATCGCATATTGATGCCGGTAAATTTACCCCATCAGAAATGAGAGATGCCGCTGTATATGCATCTACTTTATATGAAATAAATAATGTAAAAGATTTTATTATACCGGATAATGTGGAGAAATCCTTTGATATCATAAGTGATTATATAAAGAGGAGGGGTAATGATATTCCCTAACCTTACATTATTTGATAAATTTACATTGGACACAGAAACAACTGGTTTAAACTGGAGGCATGATAAAATATTCGGGTTTTCAATTTCCACCCCCGATGGGGAAGATTATTATTGGGATGTGAGAGAAGAACCAAAAGCATTGCTATGGTTGGATAATGAATTAAAGGGATTTCGTGGTGATTTAATAAATCATAACCTTAAATATGATATACATTTCCTGAGGGAAGCGGGTATTAATGTTCTTAATGGTAAATATCCAGGAATTAATTGGGATTGCACCATGATCAGAGCGGCCTTGATCGATGAACATAGATTTACTTATAATCTTGATGATGTAGCTAAAGATTATATTGGTCTTGGCAAAATTGATCCTTATCAGGAATTAGCTGATATGTTCGGTGGAAAACCAACCCGACATGCCCAATTGAAAAATTTACATCTTGCCCCAAGAAGTTTAGTTGATCCCTACGCAAAAAGAGATACTCGTGCAACATTAGAATTATGGGAAGCTCAGGAAAAGATAATAAATAAAGTAAACATGCATCAAGTATGTGGTCTAGAACGTGATGTAATGTATCCTGTACAGGATATGGAAAGGAGGGGGGTACGTGTTGATATCGATGCCGCTGAACAAAAAGTATATGAACTCGACAGAATCGTTGACAGAGAAAGAACAGAACTTGATAAAATTGCTGGATTCCCTATCAATCCAAATCCATCCGGAAGCATTCACAGATTGTTTAACCCTAAGCAGAATAAGCATGGTACATGGATCGCTTGTGATGGAACACATCTTGGAAGTACAAAAAAAGGAAAAGCGTCTATTGATGCAGAAGCATTAAGGAATATGAAACATCCTGCGGCAGAGAAAATATTAACCGTAAGACAGTTAATGAAGTGCCGGGACACTTTTATACAAGGGCATATATTAAATTCAGAAGAGAATGGAAGAGTTTACCCTAATATAAATCAATGTAAATCTGATGCAGGTGGTACCGTTACGGGCAGATTATCTATTACTAAACCCCCTCTACAAGCTATACCAAAAAGGGATAAAAAAACGGCATCTATGGTACGACCATTGTTTATACCAGAGGAAGGTCAGCAATGGTATAGAGCAGATTATTCTCAGGCAGATGCAAGGGGTTTCACTCATTATACACAATCCCCGCCATTGTTAGCGGCTTATGAAAAAGACCCCCGTACCGATTTTCATGGTTTGGTGGCCTCTCTCACTAACCTTCCTCGCTCTGCCCCCTACAGTGGTGGGGCTAATGCTAAGCAGTTGGGCTTAGGTCTTTTGTTCTCGATGGGTGAGGGTAGGATGGCGTGTGAAATGGGTTTACCTTATACAACAGAAGTAAGAGGAAAAAGGGAATGGTTGAAACCGGGGCCGGAGGCAACTGAGATATTTACTAATTTCCATATACAGATACCAGGAGTAAAAGAATTCTCAAAAAAGGCAACTTCCGTAGCCAAAACCAGAGGGTATATAATATCATTAATGGGTAGACATATGCACTTCCCCCATGGGCATTATGCTTATAAAGCGGCAGGATATCTCTTCCAGAGTGCCACTGCTGAGTTTAATAAAGTAAAAATGGTAGACACCTACAACATGATAGAGAACACAGATACAGAGATATTATTATCTGTACATGATGAGTTGAATTTTTCCTCCAATGATCCGGATCTCATGGAAGAGGTACAAGAAGAAATGGAAGATTTCCATTCTGACCATGCCAGGATAAAATTAAGAGTACCGATGGTAGCTGATATGAAAAGTGGTAATAATTGGTGGGAGGCAAATTAATGGATACGGATAAATTACAGACACCGGTTACAGAAATTGAATTAGTTGAATTTATGCACTGCGAAAATATGTTACCTGCAGGTAGAGATATTTTAAGTAGGCTAGCTTTTCAACGGGATTTATTACTAAAAGAAAAAGCTAATAATTGGGCTAGTAGTGATAACCAAATTGTAATTGCCTCGGGCATATTATGGGGCCATGATCTCTTGGAAGAATCAGAGAAATTGTTATATATAGCAAAGATTTGCAATTGTTGTGATTGTAAAGAATATAGAACAGGACTTCCAACAGAGGTAAAATAATGGATTGCGTAGAAAGAGCAAAATTAAGCGGATGTCAGGTTTTTTGTTGCGACTGTTTTTGGGGAGGATTTGAAAGTGAACTTGTTTTTGAAAAATTAAATGAAGATTGGATATGTCCCCAATGTGGGAATTCAGAAGTAGAAAAGGATATAAAAAAGGAGGATTGTGATGGCGGCTAATTATTGTGAAAAGAAGATATATGATATCGGTGAAATAAAATGTACAATATTAGATGTCATGAAGGAAGCAAAAATATCCAAGAGCGGGGCGTATCAACGATTATTAAAATTTATGCAGGGTAAGATATCTGCATCTGATGTTTTTTGTATAAATGGATTTAGAAAGCCAGGGAATCCATTAAATAAAGCGGAATGGGGTGATTTAACAAATACAGATAGAAGTGGGGATTTGGATAATATGCCAAGTCCTACAAAATATGATGAAGAATTGAGGTTACAACCGATGTTCACATCATCACATGAATAAAAATACGGCGTAGATCCTTCGTCACACAAAACCCCTTCTTTTATCATTTTCCAGGGGTTAGTGTCCTCGGTTTGCTTATGTTGTTGATTGCTCAACGCACCGGAATAAGTAAAGGATCATGAGAATCATCATTTATTTCCTGGGGGTATAATACCCCCAGGAAATATCTTATAAAGAGAAATAATAAAGAAGAAGCTATATTACATAGATTAGCTGTAGAACAATGTTTAAATTGGGGGTCGGTATGGAACAATTATTAGCAGAGTTTAAAAAGAACGCAAAATTACATTGGGGATATATAGAATCTTTATTAGAAAAACATTACCCCGATGAGGATACTATATGTCTTATGAAAGAGGATTTTTTTAATATCATAGGATTTCATTACAGAACAGCCATGGAGCATGGATATAAACATGCATTACAGGATATGGGGTATGATGAAGAAGAAGACGCAAAAATTCCTGATTGGCAAAAAAATTTAATACCAAAATTAAAGACAGGTGAGGACGTATCAGCTGAGGAAATGAATAATATACATAGCCCAATCAAGGGACCCCCATTCAAATGGGATGAAGTAACTATAAATTCAATAAAATCTAATATTTAAGGAGGACACATGAATCCAATAGTAGATATTATCTATGGGGGGCAATATGGATCAGAGGCTAAGAGACTTTTTATCGAGTATTACGTTAATAAGTATAAGCCGGATGCTATTGTATCTAACTTTGGGCCTAATAGCGGTGGTTTCGTATCTGATGGCGGTAAATGGGCTACTTTTGCAATGGGGTTTGACGGATTGCATCTTCTTTCTTCCGGATCGATAATCAATTATGGTGATTTTATCAAAGAACATAGAAGATTACCAGAAGGAGCTAGAGTACTTGTACATAAAAACGCTTGTATTGTTACGCCCAAGGCTATCGAGAATGAAAAACGTTTAGTAAAAATTGGGAGTACTATGACCGGAACTATGGCCGCAGTAAATATTAAGATGGCTAGAAATCTTAATAATCAAAATTTAGCATGTGTACTTCCCGGAATAAGAAGATATTCGGTTAGTAATGATATGTGGAATGAGACGATTAGAAAGATGAAAAGGATTCTTCTTGTAGTGCCTCAGGGTCATAGTCTATCATTAAATTTCGGATTCCATCCATATTGTACAAGCAGGAACACTTCCCCCCAACAGGGTTTAGCTGATGCCGGGATTCCTATTCAATGGGTAAACCGAATAATTGGTTGTTTTCGTACCTTCCCGATCCGGGTTGCAAATAGATATGATGAATTGGGTAACATGATTGGTTACTCCGGTGGTTGTTACCCTGATCAGAGGGAGATGACATGGGATGAAGTTGGTCAGTCGCCTGAATATACCAGCGTCAGTAATAATATACGTAGGGTATTTTCATTTAGCATGAATCAGTTTATTGAATCATGTCGGATGAATGGTTGTACTGATGTCTTTATGAATTTTCTTAATTATCTTCAACCGAAGTACCAAAATATGTTCCTAAAAGACATAAGCCATAATCTTATTAAAAATGAGGGGATATTTGCTAAGTTATCATATTTTGGTTATGGTCCAACAATAAACGACATAAACAATAGTAATAGGTGGGGTATATGATAAAGGGAATTGAAATAGATTTAGATGATCCTGTAACTTTAAAAGCGGCAGGCCTATGGGGAACTATTGCTCAATTAGAAATTCTTCAAGAGGAATGTGGGGAAGCAATTGAATTGTTGGTGATAGCGTTATCAAAAACTATAGCTAAAACCTCTAGATTCAAGAGAAATAGGATCACAAAAGGAGAGATAGCAGAGGAAATAGCCGATGTATTAGTGTGTATGAAATCGGTGATACCTGCTCTCAATATTGCAGATGAAGTTGTCCAGTTTATGGAATGTAAAACTGAAAGATTAAAATTAAGAATAGAATCCATAGAGAAGGGGGGTATAACATGAGTAGATTATCCATACAAGATATAGCCCGTGCCGCTCATGTTGACAGATGGCAGATAATACGTACTCTCCGCCAACAAAACATTGCAGAGCATCAGTACATGGTTACCATGATAGCACTTGAAATTGCTGAAAGGGTAATAACTAATAATGATTTTACCCCGGATAATAGGATAATACTAATGGATTGGTGTCTTAGGCATGATCTTCCAGAAGTATATATGGGTGATATTTGTACTCCTGTAAAATTACGAATAAAAGCGGCATGTGATGAAGATATTTTTTCTAAGATAGAAGAAGAAATATGTGATATATGCCATCAATCACGGCTCAGGGTAACTGGTACTGTATATGAAGGTATAACTAAATTGGCAGATCTCATAGATGGTATCAGATTTCTTACTACGGAGGGGAGCGGTAAACATGCTGAATTTGCCCTTAATAAGATAAAAGGTATGTATAAAGAACGTTTATACCACCTGAGTAAGGAGTATACCAAATATCGATGGACCGAAGTAAGTAAAATTCTAACCACTATGTTATACGATGAATGTGGATTCATAGGATTTGAGGGTCCGATAAAATGAAAAATAAAGTAGTTGAGTATATTGGGAATGAATTGTTACATCATCTTTTAGAAGTTGATCAAGAAGCTATAAAATTAAGAAAATACCCTGATTTTGGTGATCCAACTGAAAGTGGTGGTCTTGATATAGCTGTCCTAAGAGAAAGACTAGAGAAAGCTATTAAATTAACAGAACTTCTGGTAAAATGAGTAAAAAAGCGTATTATAAGATGTTATCATTTTTTATTTTTATATTGAGCATACTGGCTGTCAGTATGTTCCTGCTGTCTTTCTGATACCACGGAAAGGCTTTAGAGGGCCTTCTCCCTGGACTCGCCCTTACAACTGGTCGGGTACCAGAGAAGCATTAGCCCTACAAACATAGTCAAGGAGAATACAATGAGTTATGGTAACGATTGCGAAGCACAGGCAATAAGTAGCACACCAAGGAAACCATGTAAATCTGATATTGAAGAGCAGATGAAACGGGTAGTGTTAGCGGCAAAAGTCGATAAAAACCTGTTGGATGCTATTAAAGCTTTTACAGCACATAACGGGGAACATGCTTTTGAAACTTTGGGATTGGATAAGGTTCTTGGCAGAGTGTATATAAACCATAAGAAAATCATAAAACGGATTGAAAATCTCGAAAAACAACTGGAGATCGTAGAATAATGGGGAATTGGGCCGATATACCAGAGTATAAAGGATATTATCAAGCATCCAAGGGAGGTAAAATTAAAAATATGGCACACAAGTAGAAAATGAAAAAATGAAGATGTTAGCTGGTAATGGACCTCAAGGGACCGGGAATCATTTTACTAAACTAACTGAAATCGATGTTATAAAAATTAGATTATTATTAAAAGATAATCCAATAAAAACTAGAATTGCTGAGAAATTTAATGTTTGTTTAACAACCATCAGTAATATAGAATCTAAAAAAACTTGGTCCCATATATGAGGTGATATTATTAAATTCTTATGGTTTGACACGGAAACCACCGGTACTGATGCCTTAAAAAATGGTATGATACAGATAGCCGGTATTGTGGTTATCGGTGGAGTTGAAAAGGCTCGGTTTGATTTAAGATGCAATGTACACCCAGATGATGCAATTGAGCAAGAGGCACTTGATGTGAATGGTATAACCCGTGAGCAAATAGCGGAGTATCCTAATCCAAAAGAAGTGTATTGGGCATTACAATCCATGTTTTGTAAGCATATTGATAGGTTTAATAAAGAAGATAAATTCTTTGCCGCAGGTCAAAATGTAAAATTTGATGTTGATTTTTTACATAACCACTTTCTCAAACATGGTAAACCACACCCAAAGCAGGAATGTACTGGTGATCCTTTCCTTTTCTCTTTTATTCATGGTGCCACCTTCGATACTATGAATTTAGCCATGATGTATGAAATGAGAAAGGGATACAAGGTTTTTAGTCCAAACTATAAGCTTGAAACCATTTGTAAAACTCTTGGTGTTAAGCTTGAAAAAGCCCATGATGCATTGGCCGATATAGAGGCTACCAGGAAAGCGGCAAACATTATGTGGGCATTTATTACAGGAAAATAATATGCTGGATTTTAATTTACTAAAAGCATGTATGGAACAATTACTTCAAGGGGATGCAGAAACGCTCCCCATGAAGGATTATTACCTTACTGGATGTACTCTTATAATTGATTTAAGTATAAGAGATAATATAAAAATAATTGTAGAAAGGAAGGGAGTGAAAATTTCGGAAATGGAATGTGGTAATATACTTGCTTCCAGTAATATAACTTTGGAGGGCCTTGATATCAGATTCAAGGTAGATTTAAAAAGTGGCTAAAGAAAAACAGTTATGGGATAAGATAAAAGGGCAGTTAGGTAACGCCTGGGACGCTCAGAGGCATGAAGACGAGTTCTCCGTGGGCATCCCGGACGTGTCCTACGGGGCGGCGGGTATCAACGGGTGGATAGAGCTTAAAAGGCTAGAACGGTACCCGAAAAACCCGCAAACGGTAATAAAAATAAAACACTTTACCGGGGTCCAAAAAAATTGGCTATATGAAAGACAACAAAAGGGTGGACACTGTTGGTTATTGCTTCAAATTGCCGATGATTATTATCTTTTTAAAGGGGATCGATGCGATAAAGTGGGATCATATTTAAATAAAGAAGGATTAGAAAGAAATGCCCATTCTATATATTCAAATAATAAGGATATATCCCTTGGGGCATGGTTGTGGAAGAATATAATATAAAATATCCCTAAGAGGCATAAGACACAGGGAGCATCCGCAAAACTCATATACCCCCCAGGGATATTACTCTATGATAATTATACTATTTAAGTAATTTCTCTTGTCTCTTTTTCCTGGCCACAATTACACCCCCTGCGGCCTTAGCACTAAAAGGATGTCTACGTGCTTGTTCCTGAGCCGATAGAACCCTTTTTGCAATAGGTTTTTTCTTTTTTGGTAAAGGTTTAACTTTCTTTTTTACTCCTTTGCCAATTAAGGCTTTTGCACCCAATCTTGCAAACTCTGCTACATCTTTAATGAAGGCCATCTTTTTCTCCTTAAATTACTATTCCATTTACACTACATTCTGCTCCGGCTATCTGCATTATATCCACGAATAATGCCGGATGTATCTTTGCAGGATCAATTATCCATCTTTTTTTAATAACAACTGGAGTTACTGCTATCTCAGAACAAAACATCTTATTCTTACGATCTTTCGTCTTAAAGACAAAAGCAATAATACCGGCCCAATCATAAGGGATTTTTTCCGCCGCCGCTTTTTCATAATATGATATACAATAATCATAAATTTCTTCGGAAACGGATAATTCCCATATTTCATATTTCGTACCGGGGGTATGTGCTGACCAATCACTCCAATCTGTCCAGGACTTTATACCCCCTTTATGAGGCCATGCTTCTATTAATCTTTCATTTGGCATCAATATAGCAATATGGGAATATCCTTTCGATCTGGTCCAAAATCGAATAGCCTTTGATACAAGAGACTTACCTCTAAAAGCAACAAATTTTAAAATCATTTTATTAATCCTCTCTATCTGTCATTAAGATCCTTCTTTTCATATGTATACCAACTCTATATGAGGTAAGTCATGGAATACTTGATCAGTGAATATATCATTCCTATTCCAGTCCAGTCCAAATCTTACATCGTGAGTAATTCGCTTGGCCCTGATAAGCCTATTGACTATCCCCCTGACTATCCCCATCATAAAATAAAATCTGGCATAATTCTTTTCTGTAGGCTTAAATGGATCATAACCCTTTTTATAAGGAACTATATCCATGGCTTTAGATGGGTTAAAATTATGTTTACCTTTTATTGTGATACCATCAATCTGAGTTCTTGGAGGCTCCATGCTATATAATCTTTGTTGTTCAGCCACTGTACGATGTCCACATATAATACTATGGTCATATTCTAGTAATAACTCAGTACCTATAAGTTGAAGATCAGGATCAAGAGTTATATAGTGCCTCATTGATCGTTTACCATAATGATACATTATCTACTTCCCCTTGGACAACAATCGGATTGACATTTCTCAAAAGAAGTCCATATATCGTTTTTCTCCAATCTCCAATTATCATAACACTGTTGAATGGACAATTTTCTTTCTTCCTTTTCATCAAATATAGCTTTTCTTCTGTCCTTTGATTCCTGATTAATTGCTGTTTTTCTATCTTTAACTTCTTGTTCAATATGCCCCATTAAATCTATATCTTTATCCCGCATATATGATTTAAGATCTTGGTGTATATAAACAATAAGAGCCGCGATAACACCTAGACTTACAAATATTATAGAGGCTATTGCAACAAGTAAAGGCCAATCAGAGGCCCCGGTTAGAGTATATTTATAATTAATCGATTTATCCAATACATCGATCAATTTATCGAATTGATTCGGTGTCATTACTTCTTAGCTCTCTTATCGAATCCCCTAACATGGAAATGTTTTGACCTAATATTAGGTTCATTTGGAGAATAATCAGAAGAAAATCCATCTGCATCATAAGCAGTTGCCCTATACCAATTCATTCTTGGTGGCGGTTCAGTTAATGAAAAATAACACATACCATCCGCATCAGGAATCGGTAGACCAACATCTATCGCCGCTTCATATGGTCCACCTTGGACATTAGCCCAATGAATCCTATACCCAGCAGGATTATCAGTATTACAAATCCACTCAAAATTAATTGGCTCAAGGGCATTAGCAGTTGATATTGACATCATGATACCTAAAACTAAAAATAACAATTTTTTCATAATATTCTCCTATCTGTTAAATTTCGATCCACGTGCTATTTGTTTAAATTCAAGATTAACTTTTTCTTCACGTTCAAATTCAAAATTAACTTTTTCTTTACGTTTAAATTCTGGTGCGCCTATTAAACTTATATCATCTGCCCCGAATCGAATAAAAATTGCTCCATCGAATTCCTCGGTATAGGAACTGGTAATTTTTATTTTACCATCGAATATATCAGTATAGATATTAGTTACTATAGTTTTACCATCAAATATACTAACATCAGTATCGGATATGGAAACTTTACCATCAAATATATTAACATCCGCTCCCACTAACGATACTACAACCTTACCATCAAATTGAATAGTACTACTATCAAGTACCGTTGCTCTGCCATCAAAGATATCTGTATCTTTATTTAGTAAGGTGATTTTACCATCATATATCGTGGATTCAGTAAGATAAACAATGAATAAACCATCAAATAAATCAATATTGGAATCCTTGATCCGGGCTTTACCATCAAAAATATTGATATTAGTATTAAATATATAAGCACGACCATCAAAAATGCCTATATCAGAGGTAGCTATTATTGCTTTACCATCAAATAATGTAGTTTCTACGTCCTTTACAGTAATAGTACCATCAAATAATGTGGTTTCTACGTCCTTGATCTGGGTTTTACCATCAAATAATGCAGTTTCTACGTCCTTGATCTGGGTTTTACCATCAAATAGATTAATATTGGAATTAGCTACAACCGCCCGACCATCAAATATTGTAGTCTCTTCGTCTTTAATAGTTATAGTGCCATCAAACGGATCTACAGACCAACTATATATTAAAGCTTTGCCGTCAAAAATATCAGTATTAGAATCCTTTACCGTAACCAGACCATCAAATAAATCGATATCTATCAAAAACACTATAACCCTGCCATCAAAGATATCAGTATTTTCGTCCAGTATATTAATTTTACCATCATAAATATCTGTATCAGATCCGACTACCGTTACGAATACTTTACCATCAAATACCGTGGATATATCATCCTTTACAACAATTTTACCATCAAATACTATAGTTTCTGTATTATATATGAATAAATCGCCATCAAATAAGCCAATATCAAAGTCTTTTATTTGAGTACGACCATCGAATATATTAGTATTAACATTTGCTACAACTACTTTACCATCAAATATTGTAGTTTCTATATCCTTTATTTGGGTTTTCCCATCAAATAAATCAGTATCCACATCAAGTATTTGAGTTTTCCCATCAAAAAGAGTAGTTTCTACGCCCTTGATCTGGGTTTTCCCATCAAATAAATTAGTATCAGTAAAATAAATATTTAATAATCCATCAAATAAATTAGTTACATCGACAATTACTTCAACCAATCCATCAAATAGATCGATATCCTCGTCAAGTATCCGTGTTTTACCATCAAATAGATTAGTAACGGTGTTAGCTACTATAGCAAGGCCATCAAATAAATTAGTATCCTTATTGAGTATCTGGGTTTTACCATCAAATAAATTAGTATCCTCATTAAGTATCTGGGTTTTACCATCAAATAGATCGGTATTTGCGTCCTTTATTTGTGCTCGACCATCAAATAATGTGGTTTCTACGTCCTTGATCTGGGTTTTACCATCAAATAGATTGGTATTTATGTACTTTATTTGTGTCCGACCATCAAATAGATCAGTATCTGAGTTTTTGATAATGATCTTACAGTCAAATAGATCAGTATCAGTTGAAACTGCAACAACCGTTCCACCACCAAAATCATCAATACGGCCTGTTATTTTACTTATTGCTGCAGCAATATAATTAGCACCTGAATACGTAGAATCTGTAGCACTTATTACACTGGCCCAACTCCCACCATATGTTCCGTATATTTTAATAGCAGAACCAACAGCTTCGATCCCGAATTTATCACCTAGTATAGCATTTGCATAGTAAATAGATCCTAATTGAGTATATACTCCTGCATCAAACCGCTCTAAATAGGCTTCGTCAGTCCCTGCTTTTTGTATAAAAGACCCACGATAACCATTATTCCCAGATATGTCATAGCGAACATAAAAATAAATACCGTTATTATTACCTGGTGCGGCAGTAAGCGTGATATAACATTCACAGTCAGGTCCATAAGTAGCAACATTATAATAAGTAATATTATAAGCATTGGCATCACCAGCACATACATTAGTATCAACCTTTAAGCCATTAAAAATATCAGTCCAGCTAGAGCTTGGAGGCGGACCTTCATCAGATCGATTAAAATTATCGAGTATGGAAGTGGTTGGAAATGCCATTTTATATCACCGGACTTGAGCTATGCAATCACAATTTGTTAAAGGTTCTTCACAAAAAGCACAATAACCAAAGTCTTTACATGCTTTCACGTAATCCACCCACATGGCATCTTTCTTATCTCCGGCTTCTATTTCAGCTTCTCGTATCTTTAACCAAATATTTTTCTGTCTTTTAGCTAAAATTCGCAGTTTGGTAAGTTTTGGATTTACCGGTATTGTCATAATGTTATCCTTACATCAATTAATTCAACGTCTTCACATGGGATAGGAGTCCTATCAAATATGATAGTTCCATTATCATTGCGTGGTGGGATTCTTTTTGTAGCCATAAACTTTAACACATCTCGCAGGGTACTTGCTCCTAAATCATTACCTAAAGAATCTTTAATCTCCTGAATGGTATACCCTTGATCAAGCATCTCGTCTTTTAAAGCGTTTTTAACTCCTGTAGAAAGATCAGATAAAGATTCTCCAAGTAAATCCTTTGGAAGTCTTTTAAAAATAGAATCAAGAGTAAGTAGGGTGGTTTCTTCTGCCAAGACTTTAACAATTGCCCGATCTCCAAGAATTTCAACCTCACTCCACTTTCCGCTATCTATATATATGATCTGTTGAGAATAATCATCCATGGCACAATAACGTTGTAGTTCAGGTTGCTCAGGATTTTCTGGGCGTAGTTTATATGGAACGATATACCAAGAGGTCTTTTTCATCTTATTTTTACCCTATCTAAGATTGCGGGGTGCACATGGTTTATTAAAGCCTTGACAGTCATGGTGTAATTTTTTACGAACTGTCCGGTCTTGAAGTCGATATCAGTAAGGTAGCAGATAATCCCATCGGTCCAACCCACAGTCCACAGATGTATCCGTTTTATGGTTTTATCTGGTTGAGCTATCTGTCCTCCCCATCTAAAATTCATGAATCCAACAAATCCTTCTTGATCGGAATTAAATTCATGGACATTACCTTTAATCTTAACAAGGATCTTTATTACACGATCCCACGCCACATCTCGCCAGTTTATTTGGCGGGAGTCCATCACTTGACCATCATCAAGGATGAACTCCTCCCATTGTTGTTTATATTCATTATCTAAATGTTTCTTCACAATTCCTCCTTATTGTTTATACTTTATCCACAACTCCTATTATGAATAAGCGTATTTAAAAGAAAATTGAAGTTCATAACCGGCATCAGTACCCTTATATGTACCAGTAGTCTCACCAGAAGCAATAGCCGCATACATGGCCCAGAAAACAACATCATCAGATGTGGTAGAAAGAACCATGCTTGAACCTTCGTCCGAAGGATAAACATTAATAGCACCCGGCTCAGTCTCAACCATTGTCGCCCAAGTATAAGAACCTATAACTGCATTAACTATATAATTTTCAGTAAGACTCGGGGACCCCTGATCAGCACCGGAAATTGGTTGTACTTTGATAACGGAACCAGCTATATCAAAACCATTATCTGATAACCATAATTTGAACGTATCAACCGCCGTATTACCACCATCAGCCGTAACATCCCAGAGCATGTGAAGAACTCCGGAATTATTGGCACCACCTGAAATATCAACGGTACCAAAATCCGCCTCGTTACCTACCCCTGTCGTAATTACTGACTCACCTGTAATAGCCGCAAGTCTCTCTGACGCTTGATCAACTGCCGCTACTGCTGTGTCATTAGGTATCAGCCTAAACCTCGTCGTTGGAACTGCCATAATTTTACCTCGCTTTTAAGTTTCTTTGACGATTATTTTACCGTCTATTTCCCATTTGTTGCCTGTACTTGTTATAATCCTTATGGTAAATACATAGGGACTTAATATTTCTACTCCATTTTGTATTCTTACGTAATACTTAAATCCATCAATGTAATCTGACCCGGATTCAATAACGGAAGATGTAACATCATTACCTGATTTATCCCTACAAGTGACAACACCATTTTGTATAGTTTCACCTGTAACCATAGATTTAGTAAAATTTCCAAATACAAAATATTTTTCGTATGATTGTTTTTTAGTACTTTCTAATGTCATACTTTTACCTCAGTTTCTTTAATTAAAACACAAAAACAGCCCCGTGTCAAGGGGTTTTAACCAAACGTGATCTACTTTTGAATTTCTTTTTATACCATTTAGAAGCTTCATTCAACTTTCTTCTTTCTTCCTTGGTTAAAGTCTTATAAAATTTAGATCTTATGTCCTTAGGCAAACCACCCGTTGGTTCTGATAATTTAAGAGATATTTTTTTACCCCTAATAGAACCGCCAAGATCATAATATCTTTCTAAATGTTTACCGGCCAAATCTAAATCACTGAATCTAAGGGATTGCTTGTAGTAATACAAAGCCTTTGATTTAGTACTCGGGATATGTGATGGTCTTTCTCCTTTTTCTTCTTTTACAAAATCATTAACCTTTTTCCTTATTTGAAAATATGCTGCTTCCCCTGGGTCAACATTGTACCATAATCTAGATGTAAAATCCCCCTGCATACCCCTAGTAGGGATACCCATAGCCCTTCTGGTTATAAGTTCTAAAGAGAATGTTCTAAAGATATGATCCCATTTATTATAAATTGGACGTGGATTCCATATATCGGGATAAAAACTCTTACCCGCAAGTGCTTCACCCGTAGTTTTAACTATAGGTCGTGCGCCCCCTACTAATCTGTTACTAAATGAAGATCCGGCCTCAACTACTTTTTTCATGGGACCTATTTCTCCACTTGCAACATCGGCGATATCATATTCAAGATCTTCACCACCAAACCAACCAAGTGCATCACGGAAAGCACCTGATATTGGTAAATACCTAACACTTCCATCCGGATTTCTACCCAAGAGTATGTGCATCTTACGTCTTTGATCAGGTGTTAAATCTCTTTCTTCATCTCCAAAGAAAGTAAAATTCCACAGGGCTATTGTAGCAGAGAATGCCATAAATCTACCTGCAATACCAGTAGCCTTCTTTGCAGTCTGCCATGATATAGTTTTTGCAATACTCTTACTATCCCTTCCTTCAGCCTTTGCATTGGCCATCATTCGGTAATACCTGGGAGCATTGATCTCCATCCAGGAATAAAATGGTATAAGGTTATTACGAATATAATCACCAGTTTCAGTAAGTCTACCATAATCACCCAATAATTCACGAGATAACTTTGCCGCTTTCTCGATAGGATCTACGATATCATCAATATCTGCAGGATTTGAGGCACCATATATTGCTTTTTCTCCTGACTCTATTCTATCCCTAAAATAACGGAATGCGGCAAGTCTAAGAGTGTTCTCCCTCATGTTGTTTAAGGCCCTGGTATTATCCATCCACCATGCAAAGGGTCTAGTTACCTTATTAATCGCCCCTGGCTTTGGACCTTCCATTATAGCCCTAAAATCAGAATCTATGTCCTGTACTTCATGGAGCACAAAACCAGATCCTATAACATCATGTTCATAAGCCAATTTCAGTTCTTCATGTAATTCTGGGGATACACCTTTTGCCCCCTTCTCTGATGAAAATGCTTTAGCTCCTATATTTTTAGTATCTGCCCTAACATCAGAGAATGCTTGTCTCGTATACTTCATTATACGGTGATCATAAGCAACCACGGCATCCAAGTCACCGGACATATTATTTGTTGAATATCTAAAGAATCGAAAGGGATTCATCAATGTCCATTTCTTCCAGGTATTAATAAAACTTCTACTTATACCTTCCAATCCACCTGTTTCGGCAACAGGGACTTGTAATTTCTTAAGTGTATCAGCAACTTCATTTGGTACTATCCATGTTTCATCAGGACGCCTAACAGTACCAAGTATTAAATCATCAAAGGTTATTTTTTCATTCTCAAGTATCTTTTTAATGGTTTTCTCAGGAACAGTATGTATCATACCCCAATTCATATTAGGATCTGGTTTAAATACTGAAAATCCTGGGGTTTCTTTTAATGTTGCTTGCCAATCTACTTTACCAAGACCCCATTTATCGGCTTCGGCTTTTGCTTTAGCTACAACACTTGGGAAGATATCATATTTTCTCCTTATATCCATCTTTATTTTCTTAGCCGCAATAGCTTCATGAGCCTGTGAAAGCATCTCATATTCAGATGACAAATATTCGGTATTATAATCCTCAAGGCTACCCTGTCGGGCTTTAAATGATGATTTTCTTTGGTTTCTTACAGATTGTTGCTGATTAAACATTATAAATGTATCTTCCCTTGCCATATGTTCAAGTACCTGATGATGAAAATAATTCTGATCAGTAAGTACTCTTTCAGGGAGAAGACCTAAATCAACTAACTCTTCCTGTACTATCTTTAATTGTGAACGACGGGTAGCTAAAGCTTTCATTAATCTTGGGGATTTCCTAGCTTGTCCCTGAAAATGCCTTAAACTATCTTTTACTTCCGCTATCGTATTAAAGTTAAAGGGTAACCATCCATCATCAAGTAACGATTCACCATTTTTATCTAATTGGGCATCCCTAAGAATATCAGTCAACACTAATACTCTACTGAATACCTCACGCTCAGCAGTATCAAGACCTTTTACATTAGTATATACTGTATCCCATGCCTTATATGCACCCTGCCGGGATGTATTTTTAAGTAGACGTAACCAATTTTTTAATTGACCAAATTTTCCAGGCCTTAACTCTGCATGAGCACTGGTGGATTTTTTAAATATTTCATCAGCCTTACGTTTAACTCTATCCATCCATGTATCTGGATTAAGTTTAGCAGAAATCATCCTACTTTCAACATCGGGATTGGGATCTTTAACATCAAGACCATATGCATTATCTTTACGAGAGAATTTAAATACGGGTTTCTCTGCTTCCTGTTCATTGATTTCATCTTCTATTGCAGATATCTTATTCTCTATTGCAAGGCTTTTACCCTCATTCTCTGTAGTAGTTAATTCATCATAAAGGGCTTCCAATTGTTCCTCAAGATTAACTTCATCTTCCGGACGACCAAGACTATCCCTTATTGTACTATTTATATCAGCCATTTGTTCTTCTACTAATTCCTCAAGTTCTTTTTTCCTGGCCTTTTTGGGTATAAATCGTGGTTTAGAATCTTCCTTCTCCCCCTCAACAGGACTAGTAGCAGTAGCCGCGCTTTTAACCATTACTGGTTTAAATCCAGGAACCTTTTCTTTTACTTCCATGGAGATATTTATAGAATCATTAACTGATAATCCTTCTAATTCTCCCTCTACTATTTGTCTTTCCGCTTGTTCACGAAGTAGTCTTATTCTATTTGATAAAGACTCTATCTTTTTGGTGGCTCTAGCAGAATTTAATTTTCGTAAGTCTTTAATATGATTAATAGTTGATACAACATCTTGTATAGTTTTATTATATTCCTCCAATCCTTGGGGTATTTCCTTTGGCCCAGGTCCTTTTTCCAAGTCAAGGAATACTTGAGTAACTTTCAACTTAGGCTTGGGCTTCTTCTTGGCTGTCGGGGCGGCGGGGGCCTCAGGTACCGGAGCGGCTGTCGGCGGCGTAGGAGCGGCAACGGGAAGCGCAACCTCGGCCTGCTCAGGCGTCAGACCCTGCTCGGCTAGCCGGGCCTTAGCATCAAGGTCTACTTTAGCTTCCAATTCCTCTGCTTCTTTTTCCCGTTTATCATACTCTTCTTGAGCATCTTTAGATATTTGTTCAGGGGTCCTCCCTGTCATTTCTATTAGATCAGTTTCAAGTTGATCAGTTTCCTTATGTAATATATCAACTACCCTGGCATCTTTTCTATGACGAGTACGAACACCATCATCCTCCATCATCTGGATTCTGCCCCTTAGCATATCAATTCTTTCGGGATCAGTTTCTTCCCTTAGTCTAGTTTTAATATATATATAATCATCATACTCTTCAAGACTATCAAAAGCATTTTCACGGAAACTATCAACTCTATTAAGGACAAATGCTAATCTATGTAATTTATCAGCTATTGGATCTGTAGTAGGTTCTTCTACCTCTACACCGGCCTCTTTTTCGGATGCATAGAAATAATCAACATTAGCTCTGGCCTGTTGCATTTGATATTCTGCCTCAGTCGCCAATTCATCTGCAGTAGCTATATCACCCTCGTCAGCTTTTTCCCTTACAAGAGTATCAAATTTATTCTTAGCCTCATCATAGGCGGTTTTAGCTTCAATGGCTACATTAGGATCTATAGTACCACCGGCATCAACTATTCTTTTTGTTTCTGCATCGGCATCAATTTCAGGTCTTTCTATTAATCCCCTAGATTCTGCTATAGCGGCATCAAATACGTCTTTAAGATCCCTAGTTATATTACGAAGTTCTACCATCTTGGCAAAATCAACATCAGATTCAGATTCTTTATATCTACGTTTTACTTCACGATATTGTTTACGTGCGGATTTCCATTCCTTCTCTGCTTCTTTTACAAAACCAGGCATCATTTGTACTTGACCCCTGATTCTCATAGAAACATCTGCAGTTGGTAATATAGTAATATCTGGCTCTTTTCCTTCAATCACTCTTATATGACTTATAACAGCCCCGCCTTTCACCCCACCCCTATTCATACTAGATTGTGGGAAGAAATATGAATTATTACCCATACCAGTAAATAACATTCTTTCTACAAAAAATGGATGGGAATCTCCAGTACCGATGGCAATTACCTTTTTCTTTGCGTCCCTGGCATATGAAAGTAATTGGATAAGAGCTTTCGTAAATTCAGTTTCATCAGGTTCATATGCATATCTATCGATATATATGGCATTCTCATCTTCCCTTATACCTATAGATGCACCCTCACCAACGATAAAGTTAGAATACCTATCACCTATCTTATCTATCGTGGTAGCTTCAATACCAAGTTTAGATTGCATATGTTCAACAGCACCTATTTCCCCTATATAGGCACGGGTTACATTAGTAAGAGTAGATTGTAAATTATCTATATTGTTAAAAAAATCTTTTGAAATAATATCATTACCAATAACATTCTTATTACTGATAATTTTATCTATAATTTCTTTAAGTGCCGATAACACTTTCTCAAAATGAGTGGGGTCTGAGGAATGTAAATTATCCCAAAATTTCATTGAATTGAACTGATCTCCAACGAAATCAGCCAACATTTCCTCTTCTACTGCTACAGTTGCGGCTCCTTGACCCTCTCTCTTATAGGCATCCCTTAATTTTTGTTCATATTTAGATTTAGCTTCCTTACTCATACCCTCTTGGGCTACGGTCATTAAAGTATTAAAAGCATCAGGATCGCTATTTTTTAAGGAATGTGTAAACTCGTGACCGAGAACCCATTGAGCAGTTTTATCATTATTTTCGTTCATAAACAGAACATTAGGATTGGCAGGAGAAAACCCACCATTTATAGGCATAGCACCTTCATTGTTTTCTCTAAATCGTACTATCCTTACCCCAAATAAAGTTGCTATAGCATCTGCAACATGATCTTGTTCTGAACGTTTTTCACTTATAGTTATATCACTTTCGCTATAAACGTTGGAATCTTTTGATTGAGTATTAACACCTTCCTGTAACTCAGAAACCAATTGTACATCAGCGATATCTTCTACAGGTACTTCTCCAGGAGCTAATTCCTTAGGGGGTATTCTTTTTATGGGTTCTTCTGCTTTAGGTATCTCACCAGTTTTATTTATTTCATCTATGAATTTTGAATCTTCTTTATCCTTGATATCATCGGATATATCTTTAATTTCTTCTGTGGTGAATTCCTTTTTATCAGCCTTGTCCCATTGTTCCTTGGTAAGAGTACCCTGCCTAAGTGCTAGCATTATCTTTGGTTTATCTGGTTCAGCTAATTTAACAGAATCCCCAAATGCAGCCTTCTCTAATTCGGATGCATCATCTTCAATTTTCTTTGCTTCGACCTGTTCCCTTAATTGTATGAGTAGTCCATCTCTTTGGGTATTAAGATCTTCCAATTGCGCTTGTGCGGCAACATCATCAGGTTTTCTTTTAAGATGGACTTCAAGAGATTTATATTTATTCTCATTAGCGGATACCTTTTTTCTTATATCGGCAAGAACTTCAATATCATATTGTGTTTTCCCCTCTTCTACCTCAGGTTTAATGCCCTCTTCTTCTACTTTTATCTGTTGAAGATCAGCCCTAGCACCGATAGTACCAAATGCAGTACCACCTACTGCTCCTGCGGCGAAAGTATTAATAAAACGTTTAGCGGTTTCTTTCCAATCAGCGGGGGCCTCTGCACCTGTTATACGTTCATTTGCTATGGATAAGAATTCCTGTACAACTTCCTGTATACCTTCAGCTCCCGCTGATTTAGGTATAGCTACACCGGCACGTTTAAGGAAATTTTTTATGCCCTTGATGGTTTCATTATATGCTTCCCCTGTCAATTTCTTAGGGATACCAGTGGGTACTTTTGCAAATTTTTTAGCCAATATACCAAGAGGAGAAAATAACTCAGTTGCTCCTGATAAAGTACCAAGCATAGCGGCTGAGAAAGGGTTTGCATCTTCTATACCACGTCTCTCGGCATCTGTCATAAACATACTACCAGATTCTTTAGCACCAGAAGAAGCAACAAGGGCTATGGACGCACCGACACTTCTTGATGCGGCAGATTCCATAGCTTCTTTAGTCATACCCCTATATATACCCTTCTTTACTCCTCGTTTTATTTGGGCATCTACCATCTTCCCAAGGGTAGCTTTTAGGGCTTTTCTTCCTGTGGCCCCTGCGATGGCTCCACCAACTGTACCTGCTCCGGGGACAGCGGCAGTTCCTAAAGCCGCACCTATTAACGTGGATAGGGCAGTTTCAGCGGCGGCGGGTGCCATTTCTCCTAGAGTAGACATAGCAAAGGTATGAAGATCGGATATAGATCCCGCTACCCCTCGTTTTTTAAAATCGCTTACAATAGATGTAAACTCTTTTGCCTTAGAAGGATATAATTTTGCTTCTTGTATATTACGTTGATATCCCTTAAATGCTTTTGTGGCTGTTTTCTCTGCCCCGACAGCTTTTGCGGCAAGACCAAAAGCACCGAATCCCATGCCTTGAGCTTGTTGTACACCCCTGGCCACAGCTCTTACAAATTCCGGTTCTTTAAGATTACGTTTTTGTGTCTTACGTTGTTTATATGAAAGGCCAGATGAATCTATTTCTGGTCCAATAACGCCCGTCGGTTTTACTCTAGTGGGTTTTATATCAGTAGTACTTGACTTTGCTATATCTGCAAGTTTACTCTTAAATGTGTCAAGACCTGTATCACCAGTAACTTTCGGGGTTAAAGCTTCGGATCTTTTATCCTCATAAGCTTTTATATCTGCAAATAAACTCATATTTATCTCTATTTTTTAAAAGAATGGAACAAATGGAATATCTCTTTCTTCTTCTAGGGGTTCAAGGTCTGGGAACATCCTCTGAATATCTGGACTTAAACCCTCGTATAATTTTGCTCTTTGTTCCTCGATAATTGACCTGTCCCCCTCAGTAAGTTCTTTATCCCCGAACATTTCATTGATGGCTCTAAGTCTATTAGAGGTTTCCTGGAATGCAATATTCTGTTGTTTTAAATAAGCGGGTCCACGTTCTGCGGCAAGTCTTTGTTCTTCACCCATACCCGCATATTTTAAAAATCTACCCTCTTCTTCCCCCCTTACCCTAGCGGCTAGAGATTTTTCTTGCTGAGCAATAGATCCTGTTCTAAATTTTTCCTGAGAAGCTAATTCCGCCTCTCTAACAGCAAGACCCTTCTTACTTACATCCACCTTCCCTCTTTGAAATTCAGCAGTTGCAACATCTTTAGCTTTTATAGCACCTAATTCTTCCCTTCTAACTCCTAGGGTTTCTCCCAATCGTTCACCGGCACCTGCTTCCTTCAATCTTGCCACTCCTAGAGCACCCGCTTCCCTGATTTTTGCTGTATCAAGTGCTGTTTGGGCTGTCTGGCGTGTTTTAAATCTTTCGGTAGCTTGTGCTTCTCTGGCCCTTATGGTTTTTGGCCTTACTCTATCCCTGGCGGCTCTATCACCTTCAATTGTACCGGTTGGTAAACCCGCAATATCTATAGCAGTACTACCAAATCTTCTCCGTGCCATAATTTATCTCCTCTTAACAAATTCACGTCTAAGAAAACGTGTAGTTTTATTTGTATACGATAGCGTATTGCTAATTCTAAAAGATTCTGTGTCATTAAGACCGGCATTTTTAATTTCTATATCTGAAACTGTTAAATTTACTACAGTAAATCTAGAATTATATGATATTGATAATGTTGGTAAAGAGGCAATTAAATTACCTATATTTCCAATAAATCCACCAGATCCAGGAACTTTTATAGTTATATAATCTGAATCATTATCAACTGAACCAAACATTAGAATATCACCAGATAAATCCACATTAAAACCAGGAATACTAAAAATATTCTCAATTGAATGTTCAATATTCTTTGCCCATACAAAAGTACCACTAGGATCATGTTTAACAAGAGTTATGATCTGTGTGGAATCAAAATTATTTACTAAAAGGTATATATTACCTACTCTATCAACAGTCATACGGGGTATAAAGTCATTATCCGATTCACTATTAGAGTACGGGACAGATACCGTCCATGTCCTATTGGCTACCTCATTTCCTGAATCATCAAATTTTGTTACTATAGCATGAAAATCCCCCGATGTAGAATCAAATGGATCTATTTCTCCACATAAAGTATATACTCCATCATGAACTACTTCGGTATTTATACCCCATATATAATTACCTGCTTTACCGCTAACTGTATAATTAAAATGTTTAGCCCAAGAAAAAGCCCCCGCATTGGTCAATTTAATTAAAAATGGTGCTCCGATAATTGAAAAAGAACCATAATAAAAACGGCCTATACCATATACATTGGCTATGGCGTCAATAGTGATATCTTCTAAAAACGTTAAATCCCCATTTGTTATAGGAGGACCAATTACATCATATCCTCCAATTCGCTTCTGCCAAGATAATGAACCATTAGATTGACTAAATTTAAAAATCCATCCCTGTTGTCTATCAGGATTTGGACCATTAGCATAATCTCTTAACCACCCAGAGACATAAACACTATCGCTACTAAGGGTCAATCCTGTACTGTATACGCTTGTATATAATATCCCAATATCACGTTGCCATGAAATCGAGAGGTCGGGAGAATACTTAGCTAATATAGTATCAAAATACCCATCTGCTCTTTCACTGTAACCATCGAATAATACATATATATTACCTTCGGGATCTACGATTATGTCAGTACCAAATTCTATAGAAGTGTTATACCCCAAATCCCTTTGAGCTATGAATATACCATTTCTATTATATATAGCAATAAATACATTATAATTAGCTATAGCTGTTTTTGTACTACCAATAACATATACTCTACGCCTGGAATCAGTATATACAGCCATTGGGTATGATTCAAGCATACTTCCTGTTATATCAGCATGCCAATAATATTCATACCAAATATCGTAATGTATTACTCCTTCTATTTCCTCTTTTGCCTTAACAGGTCTTACGTATATATTTATTATTTTAATATTATAACATATATAACAATCTATCTCAATACCTGGTTGCAAACGTGTAACTGATCTATCTTGCCTTAAACCCATAAAAGTCATAGAATTCTCTAATACACGTAAACGTTCCTTAGAAAACCCAACTAGGTTCTTTGCTAATTCAACATTCCCAAATAATCTTATTGAAGGTTCTATAGTCATTAAGTTTCTTCATATGAATGAGATTCTGTTAATCCAGCACTATACGATAAAGATTCAGACTGACTTTCATTATGACCAAAAGATTCACTAATGGATTCTTGACCACTATATCCAAGTGATGCGGAAGCATTAACTGAACTAAGGGCAGATGCAACAGCTTGTGACGCTATCCCTGCCATTGATGATGCTACCGCTTCTCTAGTCGTCATCTCAACTTCGTATCCCTTCAATTGGGCATCGATTATTGATAAAGCTTCTCTTAATTCTAGATCAGCTTTTTGTAATTTTGTTTTATAATTCTCCAGATCAATAGTCTGGTTTACGGAATTGGCTCTAGTTTTTGCTTCAAAAGCACCAATCTCACCATTAAACCCATCCATTAAAGATTTATTCTTAGAGGCAATGGCATTAACATTTGAACTATATGCTTCAACTAGACCTCTATATGTATCTATTAGGCCCTTGTTATATTGGACAACTCCATTTAAATATTCAACCTGAACTTGAATATATATCTTATTACCCTCGGCTATAGCTAAGAATGCCCTTACTTTTTCAGTGTAATTTTTTAGAATAAGGTCTGCGATAGCCTTTTCTTTATCTAAACTACGATCAGATTGTTTTGAGTTAAATTCCCGGAGTAATATCTCAATAGCAATTGCTTGTTTAATTATAAATTGGGAATTATTCTGAGCTAAATTAGCTTGCTCAATAGCAATTTTTCCATTTATTTCAGTATTATTCCTGGCTATTTCTGAATTAGCTTCCGCCAATCTACCTGCCATAGCTCCTGGGGGAAGGGTAAAATTACGAGCGGCAAAATAATCTTCAATTTCCCGATATTTATCATCATTTTCGGTCTGTTGCCTATTTAAGGCCCTATCCCATATCTCTTGTTCAATATCTGGATCAAGACCAGTTGCACCATATTTTATATCATTAAGTACACGTGTTAACAAATCAACATATACATCAGAATTATAAGGTACTTCATCCCAATCGATTGTTGGATTTACTTCATTTGGTGGGGTTCCTGGCTTAAGATCTCCCAAATTTACTTGAGGAATTGCATCTAGAACAGGTTCAGGAGTAGTAAAATCTGGAATGTTATCTAAATCCGGCACTTCTCCCAATGATGGTAAGTCAGGGACAGTTGGGGTAAAATCCGGTACATTAACCCCTATATCCCCTATGTCTGGTACAGCGTATGTTTCTAGGAGATTATTAAGTTCACCTAAATATCCAGACTCACCATCCTCGCCTACTAACCTTATCAACATCTCACGAGTGATGTTCATAGATTCATCAAATCTCTGAGTAACAGTAGACCATGGTGCACTAGGATTTACATAAATGGATTTATCTTCCATTTCCATATTAAAGGCAGGTAAATCACCTACTTGAACAAAATCGCCCATAATTTAACTCCCTTGTGTTATACCATTAGATCTTACTATTGGAAGACCTTTAATAGAATCCATTGAAAAATCCTTTCCATCTACATTCTTTACTCTAAATGCCCAATACCCACCATGGTTTAAACGTTCTATGGGAACTCTTGATCTCTGCTGACCAGATTTATGTGCAAGAATGTCATACGTCCTTGAATCACCTTGATCAACATAAACATCAACTTCTAGATCATCATCCTCGTTAGCTTCAAATGTAAAATATAAATAACGAAAACGCTTTGCATTATGCATACCGAAATTAGAAGTTTTTCCCTCAAAATAGGCATCTATTTTAATACCATTATCATCGTCTCCACAACATAAACTAAATAATCCTAATTCATTTGCTCCAATAGATATGCCATTAAAATATACCATACTGGAGAAATTAAAATTTGTATATTGGGATGAAGCCCTTATTTTTATATTACTTGCTACAGTTAGCATGATGGGTTCCGTTCATGTTGCATTATATAAGAATCTTCTGGATTATTTATAATACCATTTATTATTAATTTAGGTAAAATAATATCTCCTGATTTATCCCCAAGCGGCGAAAAATTACCCTCACCAGAAATAATAAAAGCTTGTAATAATATGGTACCATTAGCATTCGGAACAAAAATAGAAGTTCCATTAGTAACTAATTTAGGTAAAATAATATCCCCATTACTTAAACCTATAAAATCAGCAACACCATCAACGATAAGACTTCTAAAATTTATAACTCCATTACCTATATGATCAGCAGATCCAACACCATCAACTTGCATAGAAGGAAAATCAATATCTCCGACACTTCCTGAATATCCTTCAATTTTTAATTTAGGTAATGATAATTCTCCAGTAGCGTAATAGGATTTATCATTTAACAACTCACCCGAAATAACTACATTCTTAAGTTGTATAAATCCTGTTGCTGGATTAGAATAACCAGCAAGTCCTATAAGGGATTGGAGATAACTTAAAGATTCTCCATATACATAATCCCCGCCCTTAGATAATAATACAGGAAGATCTGGGTCTCCTTCCCCATAATCACTTTGTATTATTATACCATCAGAAGCAAGTATTTGTAAATTCCCATATCCAATGGAAATATCTTCTGGATCATAACTACCTGCGGCTTCTCCTGATGATGTTAAAGATGGAAGATCTCCTGTACCTTGAGACGTTGTATTTATTGCATCCCTTCCTATATTATTTAAAGCAGGTAATTGCGCTCTGCCATAATAATATATAGCATTGGCATAAAAATAGCTTGTCCCACCCATAGTGGATGAAGCAAGTTGGGCATCAAGAATGGTTAAATGGCCGTACCCACTTAAAAGCGCATCAAAATCATATGCAGTTAATGAGCCAACACCTGATAATGTTACTACTTGTCCTGCATATGCTGTTAATGAACTAGTACCTTTCATTATGCGCTACCAAATTGAACTGTCCCTGTTTCGAAGGAAGAATTTAATATTATATCACCACCAGTGTATAAAAGGGCATAAACATAAAGCGGTATGATACTAGGAATAGGTATAGAAGTAGTTTCATGAACCTCGACATCCGTTCCTGATATAAATACATAAACAATACGACCATCGGCTTGCCTATAAATACGTAATTCAGTGTCTATATCATATATACTAGATAATGTCTTAATAACTTGTCCATTTTCAAATACGCTTATTCCTGTTTGATCAGCAATTATACCATGCTCAAATCTATCTATATGCTGACCCGATATACCTACTCCACCTACTCCTACAAAGGAACCACTAATACCTGGATTAAGATTATATGTTATATAATCCCCAATAATCAATTGAGATATACTCACAGACGAGGTATTCCACCCAATGTTTAGTGATCTGGACAGTTGAGAGGGTATAGCAGGCAATCCTGCAAAACCTGGAATTACGGCTTGAGCAGGAACCCAGACATCTATATATTTAGAGGTATGAGTATAGATAGGAACAGCACTATCATTAGGTGATAAAGCTTCCCCTGAACCCCCTGCACCTATTAAGTTATTAAAAAGGGTATAATTTGAATACGAAACCGATACTATAACTGATAATACTGTTTCATAATGTCCTGGTATATAAGGTGAACCGGGATATGCGGGAACCTCTGGGCTACCCGGAATAATTGAAGTAACTATGTCTTTAACAAGAAAAGTTGACATTATTTTGAATACCTATAAATATATCTAGACGAGCTATCTGCTATATATAATTCATCTTCACTAGGGGAAAAATGTATTCCAAAAACATTAGAAGATTGTAACGATATATCCAAAGCATAACCGTTATCTACTCCTGTTGTTATATCCCATGCAGTTGTCAAATCTATTTGAATTATGGTATCATACCCCTTATCAGCAATAAATAGTTTAGTACCATCATTAGAAAAAGAGATATCCAGTGCTACTCCGCTTGTAAATAAATCACTCTGATCCCCTGAGTATGACATAGACGATAACGCCCATGGTGTGGACATCAGATAAGCGTATATTCGATCATTTTGTGTGCCCATGAGAAACATCATGGTACCATCAGATTTAAAATGTACACCTACACCTGAATTATCTTGGGTACTAGCGTTATAAGACCCTATATAGCTAGTAGTCGTTAGATCCCAGGCTACTGATAAATTATACTGATAAATAGTATACGAATATTGTATGTAAAACTTTGTGCCATCTGGCTTAAATTCTATATTAAATGCACTTAAAAATAATCCAGTAGAAAAAGTATAGCTATAAGAAGCTGTGGTTATATCCCAAGCAGTACTCATTACATATACAAGTACATTAGAAAAAATATCATCAGCAATATATAATTTAGTACCATCGGCGGAAAGTGCTACACCTGTTACATAGTTTATCTGTTTTGAGTCACCAGTATATAAAAAATCCTCTACGCTGGCTATCTGTGGACAGACCTCATGCTGATCAATATGTTTTTCCCAGAACGGACATTCAACCATATTAGTTACCCTTAAACAGCTGGCATCCCAATTGAATAGAAGTCAACTCTTTGTTCCTGACTGATGGTAAGATTCACATCAGCAAGCAGTAAATCGGCATTCAATGTTCCTACAGTACCCTGTGCTCTCTTCTCGGTAGTGCTCAAAAGACCACCATCTGTAAGGGAAGAGAACCGATAAAAGGAGGCAACTCCCGTAGCAGCATTTGTACCTTTCCAGGTTTCAGCAGGGGCCTTACTCAGGATACCACTGGCGGGGGTAGTATCCATACTTATACCTCCGCCGCCCCCATTATCAGAGATGGTACATAATAGAACAGCCGCTCCAAGAGCAGCATCTGCATCACTTGGCTCTGATCCAGAGTAAATTCTTATAACTCCGCCATCAATCCCTGCTTTTAATGATCCGGTAGCTAACATATGGTCACGAAGACCAGTACTTATTTTAAAAGCCATGATTTCCTCTTTAGTCTAGCTGAGCTATAATTTCGTCAGCATTAAAAGTAAGTACCCCAAGAGCTACAAGTACCCTTGCAACCTGCAGAGAACCCTTAAATAGACAGTTACCACTAGTAACGGCATCCCAAATTGAAATATGAGTTACTGTATACCCACTGGACCCACTGTTCACTGTCCAAGATACTGACCCCGCATTCTCGGTTTGACCATCACCACTAGGTGTATTAAATGTAACCGATTTACGGACATAATCTGCATCTATACCAACAGTCACCTCATTGGACGCCCCCGTTTCTCCTGGATCACCTGTATGGGTAGCAACATACCATGCCGTGGGTCTGGTGGCGGTGTCCGTAGTTAGCATCCACTTTAACAATAAAAGCTCTGAAAAATTCGTTAATCCGCTCAATTTAGTTTCCTCTCTCTATTAAGATGCAGGAAGGGTAACACCATAGGAATCGATAGTTATCGTTCCACCTGTTACCAATCTGGTATTTGCCATTGCTATCTCAGCACCCGATGTTGCTACAGCACCATCATACCTAATAGCCGTAGTACTATCGCCAGTGTTAACATTATTATCATAATGTCGAAACCATCCTGCAATTCCATCAGCAATAGCTAACCCAGACCATGTTTCAGCCACCGCTTTAGAAACTATACCATCTGTGGCAACATCCAAGTTGATACCATTGGTTGGAGAACCAGGAGTAAACGCCCCACTATCCAATGTTATTGTAGCAAGGAGGGTTCCTGTTTCTGCCGAATCAGCATCTGTTGGCTGTACTCCGGAATAAATACGAATTATTCCATTCGCCAAGGCATCAGCTAGACTCTTCCCTGTTGATTTTAAGACCTCATTCCTAAGGCCGGTACTCAGTCTTTCAGCCATAATGTTTTACTCCTCATTCAACTGTATTTATTATTTTGCTTCCGTTTATTAAACTTGCGCCTTTCGTTCCCGAAGGATAGATAAGCTTATCTACTGTTAAATTATGAACAGACCCATCTTTTACACCAAGACATAATCCCTTATCACTGGACCATATGGCACACAATCCAAATTCAGGTATACCTAAATCATTACCATCAACTAATCCAATTGCATCAGACCACTCATGTGCAGGACTAGAAAATATTTCATCTTGATGCATTTCTTTAGGATTTGTGCCTTGAAGAAAGTATATAGCTGTTGAATCTGAAACAAAAAGACCTGTTGACACTGATTTTACCATACGGAGATCAGAGCCAAACCAGAAAAAATTTCTAGATAAATCAAATTTACCATATGCAAATGGTTCTGAATACCATAACATAGGTCCATCAATTATCCACATGCGTCCCGCAAAATGTGTTAAATGAGTACCAACGGGGGCACTACTAAATGATCTACTTGTTTCAGCACCAACATGGGATTGTACTGGCCATGGTATCGATATACTATCCTCAATTACACCATTTTCAATCCCATTACTATAATATGTAGCTTTACCTACCTGGGCAAAACTCATACGTTTATCTTTCGTTAACCCGCTTCTGAGGCCAGTTAAAGAATAATCTGTAGCTATTTGTTTTAATGCCGCATCACTGGTACGTTCTTCGATAGTAAAACAATCCCCTCTATCACAAAATACACTATGGAATTCACCATTTTTTAATTCACGTAACCCCTTTCTACGGGATATTCTACCAGTATCATCTATATCTATATTAACAGCTATAGATAAATCAGTTACGCCAACCTCAGGATCAAAGGCTATACGAACCGGATCTTCTACAGTATTAAGACCAGAGGTTCCTGTAAATAATGTTATTGGAGTTGCCATTACATTAATGCGTTAAAGTCAAAACTACCAGAAAATGCGTTATTTTCAAGAGGTATATAGGGTTCATCTTCTTCATCCCCAAAATACCTTTTAGCCTCAGCAAATGCCTCCCTATATTCACCCTTATGGTATGCGGTATTAACCTTCTCTCCCTCCATACCGTCTTCCAGTTTTGAATAAATATATTGACATGCGTAATTTATAAACAATTTATCAAGTATATCATCAGGAACATATGATGGGAAGGTATCAGATACATCATCAGGTAACGAGTAATATGATAACTGTAACGTTTCAACCGATGCAGGTTTTCTCTGATAATAAAGATTAATACCTTCTTTAGCTACCCCAACAAGATTACCCACTTTATTAACTCTCCCCATTCTCCTATCGATAAGGGATCTACTATTATGTACCCTAACATGTTTATTTGTAGTTAAATTAAAGCATGTCTTTAAACCTTTGTGAAAATTATCAGGTAAGGGGGCGACATTCGCCCCCACTACAGTATCGACTGTGCCAACTACACAAAGATCAGGGATAATATAGACATTAGCAAAATTCTGTAATGCTCGATTGAAGTATTTCAATACAATCTCATCATTAGTTTGCGATTTGTCTTGGATTATATCCTGGACTTCCTCAATCAATTCTTCTATAGTTGACCTAGCCATATTATAGACCCACTGCCATCCAAAATCCGGCCTGTGCACCACCAGGATCTGCAAGGGTAACTGTAACTTCACCCCCGGAAACGGACATATTTAATGCCCCCATCAATTCAAAATATTTAATATCATAAAGACCTGTGACAACTACGCCACCAGTATCTCCACTTACCTGACTAAATTCACCATAGACAACACGGTTTGTACCGCTAATGTCCCGATGTTTAGCCTCACTTGCAAAACTCATATTGTACCTCCAAGGCTACAATTAAAGGTGAATTATCCCTTAGTCGATTGTAAGGAATACCGGTTTATACTCGCCATCAACACCGACAGTACCCCACATTGTACCAACGATAGGCTGATCAATATCAAGGGTCGCATTGATAGCAGCAAGAGCACCATCAGTAGCTCCCATGGTAAGCATACTACCAATTGCTGGAGTACCGGAAATTAGTGCAAGGGCAGGTCCACCGGTCTGTGACCAGAAGTAATATCCATCGGTAACATCAACAGCAGGAATGCCAGTACAAAGGGCCTCAGGAGTGGCACTTACAATGACTCCAGATTGCTCATTATGAACCAGGGCAACTTTGGTAGTACCATCGGAAGCGGCCATACGGTCTGTAAGAGCCAGAGTAATGCTTGTACCGGCGGCAGTAAGGGCAGTATTAGACTCAATACGATAAGTTCTGCCTTCACCAGTACCAGTTTCTACTTGCAAATAACCGCCTGCAAGAGCATTGGAAGCAATGGCAGTACCAGCAGTAACGGTAACTTCTACCTGGGTACGGCTCGTATTGAGAGCGGCAACTGCGCCAGTAATATGCTGAGATGCAATGGCGGCGGCGGCGGTAGATTTACCTGCAACCAATGTCCCACCTGCTTTAGAATAACGGAATTTACGTCCGTCCTCCAAAATACGTAGAGTACCAAGACGTTCTTTCTTGGTAGATGAAATTGTTACGATTCCTTGACGAAATCCAGTTGTTTTAACGGGTGCTTCTCTCATGTTTTCGATCCTCCATAGATCTAGTTTTTTAGAAGGGCCAACACAGTTAAGTGACTGACCCCGCCAGAATTTGGACAGATTAACTCAGGTTTTTATGCCCAATATGACCTTTACGGTTAGAACAGACCATATTACCATCGAAGTAAATCTTCATTGTACGATCCTCAGGACTATCCTCGATAACACGCCATGGACCCCTCATGAAGAAACCTTTCTGATGTACTGCAAACCCAACATATTTAGAGTTTATCAGGAACAGATGACCTGCAGGACAGTAATCATCCGGTGTAAGAATTTTGCCTTCAAATTCAACACCAGTGAAACCGGCTTTTGCAGTATCAGCAGAATTAACAAATCTCTGCTGAATGGTCAGGGCATCAACAATTTTGTTAAAAAGTTCCTCAGGCATAACACCCATATTGGGTTTACCATTCCTACCATCACGGATTTTGGCCTGAGTAGCCATATTACGGACGATGGTAAGAGTGATAGCCTCAGTGGTATCAATCATCTTGCCTTCCCAAGGACGATCACCATCGGCGGCCTCAAGATCCTGCTCAGCAATATTACCATAAGCAAGAGTGATATCCTCATTACATAGCGCACGAAGACCAGTAAGGCGGGTAGTATCACCAGAAGGAAGATCATAAAGACTCTCAGCAAGCACTTTGGTAAGAGAAGACTGAGCAGTTTCAATCTCGTCAAATACCAACTCAATCTGGGCCTCAGGACCAGAGTTCTCCAGTGTATCCAGGCGAAGAACAGTAGCGTTACCGTAGGAATGAGAAAGGGTGAAATATGCGGCATTGACGTTATCTCTTTTATCACTGGAAAGAGTATCGCCACGGCCATAAAATCCTGCCTCAGCACCATCGTATTTCAGTGGGATACGTACCCGGATACCGCCTGATGGACGTTTCCACATACCCCGCTGTTGTTTGATAAAGAAATTCAGCAAAAAAGATGAATCAAAATAGATATCGGTGGCTCCACCGTTATCAAGAATGAAATAATCATTGGTTACTGATTCTAGTTGACTCCAAGTTAACATTATTTATAGCCTCCAGAGTTATAATAGCCCGGCACGGGAAGCGGCAACTTTGGCCCTACCCCCGAACTTTTTAGTATCTTTTACTGCGGCATCACGCTGACTAGGTGGGATATTAACTCCCGCCCCGATTGTCTGTGATCCCAATTTAGTTGTGAAATCTTTAGAGGCCTCTTCGGCACCCTCCTTCTTTGCACCAGCAATACGAGCCGCAATTGTCAACATTTGATGCGCTGACATTGCATTGTGGCCTGGGTTATTATTCATATATCCCTGAATTTCACCATTGTCCCACAATTTTTCAAAATCGCTATTATCTTTGGCATATGCCTCGATAGTACCTTCAATTGAAGAATTTCGTTTGTCAAGGTCATTTTTCTGGCCAACTGAAGTCATTACTGAAGATTTTACTTCATTAAATATTGACTCAATTAATCCATGTGGATTTTCAGTGACCATAGCAACCAGATCATCATGCTCAAGATCAAGGATAGATTTGTTCTCTTCCTCTAACTTTTCATTGTCACTACTGGCGGCAGTTAATTGCTCTTGAAGATCAGATGTTTGCTGTTGCAATACGGCAATCTGGTCTAATAGAGCGGCGTTTGGATCAACCGGTGGAATTTCTCCTCCTTCCGGTAGGATTTCTCCCCCCTCTGGCGGAATCTCCCCTGGAGGGGTCTCTCCCTCAACAGTACCGGTTGGTAATCCATCTCCTCCCTCAGGAGGTATCTCTCCACCATCACCTGGAAGATCAACAGGAGGTAACTCCTCTTCCGGCGGTGTAGCACCCGGTTTTTCTACTGGCGGTGCAAAAAATGGTGTAAACATATCGTCTAATTTGTAAGTTTTGTACATGATGAACTCCTTTTATAATATGATTGCTTCACGAGCTTTGAATTTATCTTTAAGCCCATTCATCCTCTTGCGCCTTTGCGCTTTCTTCTCCTTTCTGGTCCCTCTTTTTATCTTCTCACCCTCTTCCATAGGTCGTAAACCTTCCCCCTTCATCCAGGCTTTATAATTTCTACGACTTGGGTGATTCAAAAAATCTTGGCAATGTTGTCCACCTTCTTTATCAACAACTTCAAGAGTATCTTTCAACCATTCAACTTCCTCATGAGCTATACCTTTAAAACCTTTATATACCCTTTTTGCATCATTCTCGCATATCGGGCAATGTGCGGTATATTCATCCCATTTTACTACTACCTCAAATTCATACCCGCATCTACACATATAATCATGAATAATCATATTTATACCCAAGCCCAGGTTTTATTATTTTTTATTCTATTTATAGTAGGATAAGATACATTAAACAAATTAGATAATTTAGATTGACTAATTCCTGCCCATAAAAATTCTTTAATTCTTTTTACCTGAAATATATTTAATTTAGAATGTATAGTCTTCCTATCAATCTTAAAAGCTTCATTACATATTTTACTTCCATAACGAAGATTACTAAATTCAGGATTTCCTGGATCATCATCAATATGAAATATTTCTTGTCCTTCTGGTTTCGGTCCTTTAAAAATTAACATTACTAAAATATGTATTAAATAAGTTTTTCGTATACTGTGCTTAGAAAGACTAATCCTAGCATAACCGCCCTTATTATAACTATATTTTAAAATTACCCCTTTTCTAAAATAATTTCCACCTTGATTATCAAATATTTCTCTATCAAGACTACGAACTCTTCCTTTATTTGATACTTGGTACTTTTCTTCATACCCTGGTATATTTTTCCAAATTTCATGTAATGACATTACTTCTTTTTCCTCTTCTTGCCAGCCTTTTTCATAGCGGCGGCAACGGCTTGATTTTGGGGATATCCTGCCTTCATCATCTCACTAATATTTTTAGAAATAATCTTTTGAGATTTACCTTTTTTAAGCGGCACTTTCTTCCCTCACATTCTTTTTAATATCAGAGATTGATTTTGCTCTTTCTATTTTTATTTTATCGTCTTCCTGCCTTATTGATTCATTTATTTTTTTAACTTCAGCATTCATTTTTCCTGTTCTGGCACTGGATTCCTCAACCTCAGAAGTTAATTTATCAATTTCAAGCTGTTTCTTAGGATCTTCATTCATACCCTCGATATTGAATACCTCAGTAAAAAATGGTATCTCATGTCTTTCAACAGCCCTCTCAAGTTTCTTGGTATCGACAGTCGAAATATTTCGTAAGTAATCAAGGATTTCAGGAGGCGTCCCGGCAACTTCAAGATTATTGATAAATTCATCAATAGGACCTGTCTTCATTCGGGTTACCACATCTCGATAATTTGGATAATCAAGTTGTTTCAGTAATTCTTCATTATCAATAGCTTGAGCTTTAAATAGCTCTAACGCTTCCTCACGTACCTGTATTTGGGATCTAGGCATTGTAGACCCGGACACTACCATCAGCTTATGCTGAAAATCGAAATCCCTTCCAGTAATAGAAAATACTTTATCTTGGCCATCCTGGTCATAACTAACAATCCTATCCTCGGTGTACCAATTCTGAGCAAGAGAGATATACATCCGGCCTCTCTCCCTAATTAGTTTACCATATGCCCGGATTTTTCCCCGAATCATAGTAGCAGCATTTTCTATTAATGCCGCAATAGCTTTGTATGCTATAACCTGACTACCTTCCCCTTGCGCTTGCTCCAAATCAAACGAACCCGCCACCATGAAGAAAAGATCTCGAAATACATCCAAGGAGTTCAAAAGATCCGGAGGGATTGGTGGCGGGTCCATATATTGAATACCGTGATTAATCGTAGTTTCTGGTCTGATTATATTCACGCCATTAGCAAATTGAGAATTTGCCACTCCTGATGTCTTTGGATTTATAATCTTTACACCCGCTACTTTATCCTTTAGTGTAGCATATTGGCTTATAGATTTATCTATCTCCATCTGGAGATTTGCAAGTTGTTCAAAATCGCTCTCCCCCCAGAATATATCAGAATCATTATTCGATGTAGCTTTGTTAAAAGGAAACTTATCATATAAGTATGTTTTAACTGCTATATCACGTGGCAAATTAGGATTAATAGATGGATTTGATCTATCTGCTAGGACAACGGTACTATTACAAACCGTAATGCATCTGATAAATCCATCATACAACGGACGAGATTTCATAACTGTTTCATACGCATCAGGAGATGTTCTTCCTAATTCGTCTTTCACTGGCACTCTGATTTCTTCGGAAACGATGGTATAATCTTTAACCCAACACTCAATAACAAGTGCTTCATCAGATTTTTCATCCCCTGTACCAAGGGCACCGACAAGATTTACTAATGATCCACCAAAGGTAGTTTGACCTGTACCGATGGTATTTTTCATATCAAGTCCGCTTACTTCTCGTCTACTGTCCCCAAAGTCATCTTTATAGGTTTCATAATCTGAGGTTATCATTTCCGCTTTTTCAGGAAACATCCTCTTTAACCTACGTACTGATATTGGGTAAAAATGGAAACAGGCTTCTGCCTGGGGTATTTCTACTACTTTTGGTGGATATATGGCAAAATTAAATGGGTCAACTACATCTGTAACAACTTCGCCAATTCCATATTCTGCATTGATATCAAATCGAAGTTTTTCAATACACACCCCATAAGTCTCGCCTTTAGTAATTGATTTAGAGAGAATGGATTGTTGTTCCATCTCATTCCACCAATGTTCAGCAGTCCGGAGTATTTTATTGGTCTTCTCCTCCATTTGATCATCATTAGAGGCGGCCCTAACATTAAATGTCGGGTTATTATCAGTTAGGAGATTGACAATTCTTCTTCGATGAGTATGTAGGAGATTAGCTGATATTAATGACAAATTAGGGTTATTGGACCGCCAATGACGATTCTTGCCTAGTTCATAAAATCTATGCCACTTGGCAGGAAGACCTAAATTTTCCTTATCGGCAATGGCCAGATCAAAGAGTTGATATATCGCTTGCGCAATATCCTGCTCTCCGCATTGAGGTATAAGCTCTATGCATTCTTCAACTTTTTCTTTTTTAGCCATTGCCCATTACCTGTTTAAATAACCACCTTGGCAATTTATCTAATTTTGCCAAGATGTAAATTCTTTTGGCATTATACATTTTCTTCATCGAGTTCCTCTATCAGATCAGATTTTCGATGATTTTTGCCTTTATATTCAAACCAACTCCCATTTTGTTTGATAAGGCCGCTATTCATATACATGTCGAATAACTGCTGGCCGGTCAGCTTGTCTACAGCGTCCGGGCTGTCGTCCGTGGCATCCGCTTGCCCTCCCTCGGCCTCCGTGGTCGGCTCCGGTATGTCGGTGCCCTCGGAGTCGGCACGGTCAGGAGCGACACCACTGACAAGATTATTTTTAACATCATCAGGTAACCCATTCAATTTTTTAATATATTCAGGAGTAAGATGAGGGTTGTCAATTCCTTCAATAGAAGGTTTAGGAGCGTCCTTGTTAAATGCTAACATCTCCTCGGTTAAAGGATTATTAATAACTTTTAATGATCCATTTATAGTACCACCAGGAACATCTTCCATTAAAGCCGCAGGATTTATCAATCCATTTAGATCCGGGACAATTTCGATATCTTCTATTTTATCGGTAGCAATAGACATACCCTCTTTACTAATGTCAATAAAACCATCAGTAGTAAGTATCTTATGTTCCTCGATAATCGGGCGGTAATGACAGTATGGGCATCTCATATCCTGCCACTGTTGCATTACATTAAATGGCATTGGCAAATGTGGGGCAAGGGGATGAAACATCGACCCTTGTATAGGTTGTATTACACTACCTACCCCGGCAATTTCGTTTTTGCATATCTCACAGATTAGATTCATGCTGTTTTCTTCCTCCTGTTATCGGGTTCCCCCTCCCATGCCTCGTTAAATGGATCAGCAAACGCCTCCTTTTTTTGGTAAAATTTATCAAATACCTTAACGCTTGCTATCCTCTTTAATATACTTTCTTGGTCCTCAACTTGTTCCTGGATACCTGCCTCAGTTTTAATGATTATTTTTTGTATATCCAAGACCTCCATCTTTAATCGAGTTAGCCTTATTTGTAAAGCAAGAGACACTATAAAAAGTACGACTAAAAGAATAACCAAAAAGAGTAACATCCTTGGACTCATTTGCATTATGTCTACTATCGTTTGTTCAATCATCAATGTACCCCTCCGTACAGTCCGCCTATTCTGTCATTCATATCATTTTGATATTGATCATATGTATCATGGGTCGATTTCTCAAGGTCTATTATCCTTTTATCAACTTCACTGTATGGTGATTTTTTCTCCTCGATTATCATTGGTCTAGCCATGCACAGGTTACATGCTTCATCGTATACATGATCTTCGCCATTGGAGTCAATATCTTCCATCGTCCGTTGTTCCATTACTAAGTCAGGTATTGTCCGAATGAATTGTTTACATCTTTCGTATACCATCATCATCGGTTTACCATCATCCTGGATTTTTAATCTCTCCCTAAATTGCCTAATTTTTAGGACCCGGAGAGAATCACCTGGATTTAGATAGATTCCATGCTCAGAAAAAACTTCCGAAGTTGATTTACCTTGCCCACCCCCTCTATAATCTGGTTTTTTATTAAAAACGTCATTACCGGCAATCCTTAAGAATTCCCTTGGCAATTTATTTACTTCCCATTGTTTCTCTCGTTGCTTTATACCCTTTGCAACTGCCGAATCGACCATCCTTACCCCTTCATTAGGAGTGCCGTTCCAACCATACCATTCATCAAACCTTATTAACCTACCATCTCCATCTATATACCACCAACCGATGCTGAATGGTTTTCCCCAACCCCAATCGTATGTCATATAACATTGTGCGCCTCTCGGTATCGGGGTAGAGTTCTTGAGAACGTGGGTCTTTTTATTAAAATCAGTAAATGCTTGTCCAATGAACATGTCCCATGATCCATTGACAAAAGCTTCTCTGAGTGCCTCCGGTAGTGTATTAAGTATTCGATAATACTCAGCATCAAGATGAGGGTTATCCACAGCTTTAGATGGAATGTAATGAAACTTATCTTCAAATCCTTTCCATTCATCTGCGAATATCCTATCTATCCATAACGCTTTGTGCCAACCATGCCCAATTGATCCTGGGTTTGTGGCCCCCATAAACTTTAAGATGTTATCCGGCACTCCTGGGAATCGTAAGCGTGTTCTGAGAAAAGTAAATATCTCATATTTATTCTTGGTCGATTCATCTACGAAAATGAATGCGAATTCGGCTGATTGGTATTTGCTAGTGTCATCTAAGTTCCTAAGAGCAATAACCCCACCACCAAATTCTGGTGCCAGTACGTAACACCTCCCATATGCCTTGTGATCATTATGCAGTTTCCCCAACCATCGAGGAAACTCTGTGATCATCTTTGTTATCTGTCTGTCCTTTAGACTCGGGTAATTTTCACAAGCTATCATCCCTACCGGTGCTTTTACGTTATACTTACTCGCCAGTATCATCAACTGTCTGACTGCACCCCATCTTAATAGATAACTCTTACCTCCGCCCAATGCACCCCCATAAAGGAGGTATTTAAAGCGGGGATCATCCAAGGCTTTTATTGCTACCATTTGCCTTGGGGAAAACCCCGCTAGTTCTTTTTCAAAATTCATGTTAAGAAACTCTATTCCTTACAAGGACCATTATACCGCAAGGAAAATACTAATCTTATCAGGTGCACCATCAGAAGTGGTATCTAAGCCATATATCTGACGTTCAAGGGCAATGGTCCTA